TCAGGGTGCTTCATCGCCCCAACCGTCGTCAACGTCGCCTTCTGGGGATTGCGGGGATTGCTCATCACGAAGTTGATCAAACGCCGAATCCAGCGCGCGCATATCCCAGATCACCCGCCGGTCGATCCGGATCGGCTTCGGCATCTTGCCCGTTCCAACGAGCTCGAGGAACTTCGTCTGGCTCAGACCGATGTAAGCCGCCGCCTCTTCGCATGAAAGGCCGCGCCGCGGCGCCGGCGAGAGTGGCAGCACGATGGTGGTTGCGGCGTCGATCGCGCGGGCGTGCTTCATGCCGCCTCCTTCATCGCGTCGATATTCTGCTTGTGCACGGTGAAGGTCAGCGCGACCACCCAGGGATTTGCCCCCCAGGAGCCAGGACCGTTGATGAGCTTCCAGTATTGCGAGGCACGACGGCAGAACGACGGGAGGCGGGGAAAGCGGCTGATTGCACCGCCTTCCAGATGCACCCTCACTCCTTCAATTGCGAAGCCATCTCCTCCAATGTCTCTTTGACCATCACATTTGCCTGGTGAACCAACCTTAATGTCAACCCCACCCAAAATTCGTCGGTCAAGGAAGTGTCTTTCGTATACTTTAACATTAGGACCTTGCGTCTTCCTAAAATCATTTATTTCTCCATAGGTAAAAAACGAAATTATATTGTTAGAGTATAACACAATTCGCCGCGAAATGGAAGTATATTCGAAATTTGACTTGTTCATTCTGCGGCATCCAGCAATGGAGCAAAGGCAGGTTCGGGGCGTGGCTTGACAGCGCGCGGCTGATAGTTCGCCGCCACCAGCACGCGGGCCATGCCTGGACAGACCGAATTGCCGCACATCCGGCCTTGCTGCTCGAGGGTGAACTCGACGCGGCTGCCATCTTCGTGCACGCCATGATCAATGATGTACTCGGATCCGAATCCCTGGGCGCTGAATCGCTCGCGCGGCGTCAGCATCCGCATGCCGATATCTGTGATCGCATAGGGCTCGCCCTCGATCGCCACCGTGACTAGGCCGTGCCGAGGCTTTGCCGTGACAGTGTGCAGGGGATCGTCTGCCGCCTGCACTGGCTCGCCGGCTCCATAGTATTTCGCGAGGAATGTGGCGACCAAGCCGGCATGGTTGCCCTGGGCGCTGACGGTCTGCAGCGGATAGTCCGCCGGCGCGTCTCGCCGATCCGAGCCCCGCAGGTTCAGCATATGAGCGGCGATGATGCCTTGCTGGCCGCCTGTTGTGGTGGTGGTCGACAATGGTTCCTCGACCGAGCGACCAGGCTTCGGCGCCCGATCGCCGTTATGCTGGGCGAGGAAGGCGGCAACGACGGCCGACTTGCCAGCGCCGCCGGCGGTGACGGTCGGGGCAGGTTCATCGACGGGCGCACCGATTGAGGCACCGAACTGCCGAGACAGATGCACAGCGGCAAGCACCCCCTCGTTGCCGCCTGGGACGATAGTCGCAGACGGTTCCTCGACCGACCTGGTGCGCGGCTCCTGGCCCGGCCGTTCCTGATACCGCGGCACCAGGTATGGCGCGACAAGACAGGCGTCCGCTTTCGCCGTTTGGGTCAGCACCGGCTCATCCGCAGGCCGAGGCTCGCTTTGCGCTGCGCGACCGCCACAGCCGACCAAAACCGGCGCAACCAGCGTGAGACCAGCTCCGCCGGCCGTAATGGTATGCACTGGTTCGTCCGCCCCATTGAACGGCTTCTGGGCATTGCGCATGGTCATCAGGTGCGGGGCGACCAAGCCGAGCGGCGCGGCGCCTCCCCCATGCGTTTCGCTGGCGTGCGAAGTGATGGTAGCCAAGGGCTCGTCTACCGGCTGGCCAGTAGCGCCTCGGTTGAACTTCGTAACGAACGGCGTGATCAGGGCGTTCTGGTCTTTCTCCGATGCCGTGATCGTGTGGAGAGGATCCGCGATATCCCGATTCCGGCCGCCCTGCTGGGCATAGCTGACGAAGGGCGTCACCAGGGCCTCGCCGCGCTTCGCCGTCAGCGTGGTCATGGGCTCGTCAACTGGCCGATCTCGCGTGGTGCCATCGGCGTGGTTGATGCTGACCAGGAACGGCTTCGGCGAGTTCACCACATATCGCATGGTGCCCTTGGCAACCCGCGCAAGGGTGTTGTCGGCAAGAGGCCGGTTGGCTCGGATGCCGAGCTTTTCCTTGATCTCCGCGCTGGTCTCAAAGATCGACGGGCACGGCAGCGAGAAATCAATGATCTCAGCCGCGGTGCGCCACGGCTTAAGCTTGCCGGCGGCGATCAGCGCAGCATCGGCCGTGCCCTTCGGATTGCCGTGGGTCCGTTCCGGCCAGGTGATCGCCTCGCCGTCGCGCCGCATGATCACGAACAGGCGTTTACGGATCGTCGGGTCGCCGTAGTCGCAGGCCCGAAGTTCGCGCCACTCGGCGACATAGCCCATGGCTCGGTAGGCGCCGATGTAGGATTCGAAGGTCTTGCCTTTCTGGACCGGGCACGGCCTGCCATCGGCGAGCAGCGGCCCCCAGTCCTGGAACTCCTCGACGTTCTCCAGGATGATCACGCGCGGCCGCTGGCGCTTCGGCAAGGACTTCACCCAGCGCAGCCCGACCCAGGCGAGGCCACGGATATCCTTGTTCCTGGGCTTGCCGCCCTTGGCTTTGCTGAAGTGCTTGCAGTCCGGCGACATCCACAGCAGGCCAATGGGCAGGCCGTCGCACATATTGCGGGCGTCGATATTCCAGACGTCCTCGACCAGGTGACGGGTCCGAGGATGGTTGACCCGATGCATCGCCAGAGCGAGCGCATCGTGATTGAGAGCGATATCGGGATCGTAGCCTATTGCGGCCTTGATCCCTTCGGACGTGCCACCACCGCCCGCGAAACTGTCGATAACCAGTTCAAGCATATGAAAGCCCCAACGGCAGGTGATTGAAAGAGCGCAGAGACTCGGCCCATCGTTGCGAAATCACGCGGGGGGCGAGGCGATGGAGAAGAAGAGCGATTGGCCGCTTCATTTGGCGGCTGGACTGTTTCTTGCAGTGCTGGTCGTGATCTTGTTCTGGCAGCCGGCCAGTCGCGGTCTTTGCCCCGCTGAGAGACTGCTGGAATCGACAGCATCCCAGAACTGCTTCGACTTTTTGCTGAACCGATATCAGACCTTGCTGACAGGTGTGTTCACCCTCGTGGCAGCGGCAGGAGCTGTTATTGCGGTGTCCGTCCAAATCCAGCACAACGAGAAGCTGGCTACCCGTGATGGGCGACATGGAGCCCGTGCTCTGGTGTCGATCCTTAGACTGTGTCACCAAAAGATGGCTAACAACTATGGATCGCGGCTTTCCGATGTCTCGCGAATTAATGCCGAGTTCGTCACGGATGGATGTGTCGCAATAATTGATGTTGTTATTAGGAACGTTGATGCCATTAGAGATCGATTGTTTTCCGATGACCTGGTTGAGGCCCTGAGCGTCTACAACAACTTCATCTTCTTCAAGGATCGGCTGATTGCTAACAAACAGGAGACGTCTTACGTCAAAGCCTTCAAGGACCTTGTGCGCATTGAAAGCGAGATAGAACGCCAGCTCACAGAGCTGATCACAGCCATCCAGCACAACGGCGAGGCCCGGAGGTAATAGGACCTGTGGGAGGGGAAGCATCAGGCATTTGCCCTCAACACTCCCCGGAACCATCCCGCCCCGCCGACGTTGGAATGCCGGAGGTGCGCCATGGACCCCAAAGTCTTCAGTAGCCCCGTGAAATTCGAAACAGGCATCGGCCAGTTTAGGATTGTCGCAAGCGTCCAGGATGCCGCGCACGTCCTGCTGAGCAATTGGCCCGTTGATGAAGGCGAGGCCTATGACGCCGCGCGCCAGGCCTGCCTTGATGCCCTGGAGGGGGAGGTCCCGGCCGAAATGGCCAGAGAGGCCTTCGTGGAAGCCTGCGATGAAGCCGGCATGTATGTGATGCAGTGATGGAGGGCGAGATGCCCGATCGAACACGCCAGAAGCCGCCCGACAAGACGAGGAAGAGAGCCCCGGCCCCCGAAGCTTCGCCAGAGGACGAAATCCCGCTGGTGCCGCCGAAGGTGAGCTATCCCGGCCAGGCCGAAGATAAGCCGGTGCCGGAGCCCGGTCCGCAGCCTCACAAAAGACAGCGCGGCAGAACCGAGCGGATGCATATTCTCTGAGGGCGACGTGATGCAGTGAGGTCATGCCGGCACCTCGGGGAATCCGTTGTGCTCGACGCCATCGAGAAGGCGGCCGGCGAATTTCTTGCCAACGCGCCAAACACGCTCGTTATCGTCCAGGCCCAAGCCGAAATCGTTACTGGTTCCTGAAGGGATCGCCTGATCCTCTGGAACTTGATCGCCGCCAATCCACTCGCCATTCTGCTTGTGCAGATAGCCGATGCCGGCCCGCTGGCATTCGTCGCGCAGGCTGCGAAACCAATCCGTTCGCGTAGGGCGCGCATGGTGCCCGCTTTCGCCGCCCGTAATGACCCAATCGAGATATTCGGCCGACCGCCCGAGCTTGAGTGGCCCCAGCAGAGGCTCGCAGGACAGGAAGCGGATCGAAGCCGGCGCCGACGTCAGGAACCGAATACGCCGGTCGAATTCCTGCTGGTTCTCCGCCGTCATGCCGAGCCAGATATTCCGGGGCATGCCAGCGTCCCACTTCGGCCAGATCATCTTGCGGATGTTCTGCGGACGCTTGGTCAGCAGCAGCCAGTCCAGATGCGGGGTATCCTCGATCACGTCGAAGAGGTCAGAGCGCCAAATATCCGGCACTTGATTGTCGAAGACATCAGCCAGCGAGGCACAGAAGACGCGATACCGCACTTGCTCGGCTTCGGCTTGCCGGTTCCACTTCAGGGGGTGCCGCCAGTTCGATTCGGCGGTGCGCCTGCGGTTGCCCTGCCAAAGATCGCCCTGCCCCGTGCGCTTCGCCCAGCCTTCGGCATAGCAGTGATCGCAGGCCGGGCTGACCTTCGTGCACCCTACCCACGGATTGAACGTATGGTGCGCCCACTCAATCTTGGTGTTCTCACCCATTCTTATCTCCAGTATCCAGCTTCAAAGCGCCAGCCACCCACGTCAGGTCGCGGGCGGGCAGCAGGCGCCGATTGTTTCTCCTGCTCGGCACGCCAGACTTTCAGGTATCCAATCAGGTCGGCGGCGCCGAACCCCGAATTGCTCTGATCGAGGAACAGCCACTTGCCCGAGCTCGGCCAGAAGTCGGCGACGCCCTCGATGCGGTAGTGGTACGGGCCCTTCACGATGTGGTCGAAGCCATTGGCGAACAGGCGTTCAAGATCCGCTGTTTGCTGTTCCGGGCTGCGGGGGCGACGCTTTCCCATCAGAATGGGACCCCCGCCTCGGCCAGGACGGGAGCAGGCCGAGCTGCCGCCTCCCTGCACACATGGGACAGAGCAATCGTCCCGCCACCGCCACTGACATAGACGACGGGCGTATGGCCGCCGAGGATGCATGCGGGGCCGCTGATGGTGCGCTCGACTGGCGCGACATCTTTGGTTCCAGGCCAGCAGAGGATCTTGTCGCCGACCGCGTGGACCGCATTGAACTTGTCGCAGGCTGCCTGCATCTGGGCGCTGCTAAGGCGCTTCGGGCGATTCATGCCGCCGCCCCGTCAGCCTGCTTTGCGGCCTGGTCGAGCGCCTTGAGGTGGGGCTCAAGCTCGGCCATCTCAGCCTCGGTCAGCTTGCCCTTCCAGAACCGGAAGGCCTTGGTGCCTTCAATGGACTTGGCGCGGGCGCGGTCGAGAAGGGTCTCGTCCTGAGGCAGGTCGTCGTCGTTGTGCTCGGTTGACGTTTCGGCGCTATCGGTTGCCGCGGAGGCGTTTTCCCTTGCCCGGGAGGCCTTTTCAGTTGCCGAACTGGCGTCGGCCTTCACCTCGTCCTTGATCTCGCCGGTCTCGGGATCGTGCGGCGGATCCTTCCTCTCAGCCTTGTCGGCCTTCGGCTTGGCGCTGGCCTGCTTCTGGTCGCCACCTTCACCGAGCTTGTCGAGCGCCGCGGACAATCCCTTGGCGCCACCGGACTGGGCAGGATCTTGCTTCGGAAACATTTCCTCGACCGTGGACTCCCCGTTCTTCAGGGCGGCGTGCATGCCGGTCAGGGTTCCCATATGGTCGAGGGTGATGTCATCCGGGCCATCGATCCCGAGCGCCTGAAACACCTGTTCCGGTTTGACGCCGAATGTCGCAAAGGCCTTCATGGCTTTTTCTTTGCGAACGGAGAGGGTCGCGACATCACCGGCGATGACTTGCTCGACGGCATCGTAGGCCTTGCGCCATACCGCCTTGGGCACGCCGGCCAGGATCGCGTTGCGCTTGGCGATCGAGCAGGCAGCATTGCCGGTGACAACGATCATATCTTCGTTCAGCAGCTTGCCGCTCTTGTCTGAGATCCGACGGCGGACGCGCGCGGTGGTCGCTGTGTTGCTCTCCAAATCATGAAAGACCCCCTCCGCCTCGACGAACTTCTCGAATCGATCGACATGGACGACTCGGGCACCGACGCGGCAATTGCCCCACTGGCTCGAAATGATCTCAGCCATCCGGATGCTGGGGCCTTTGATCGGCTTGCCGCCGCGCGGAAGCGCATAGATGCACTCCTCGGCAGATTTATCGTCCATCGTGGCCAGGGTCAGGATGTTACTGACGACGCGGGTCAAATGGCGCGGCAGGGCCCGCGAGGTCGCAATCTGCTGATCCACCTCAGCGCGGGCGAGGCTGACGGCGAGGCTGGCGTTTTCATTGTATCCGGCCGGCAACTCCAGTTCGGTGCCGGTAGCCTTGGTGACGATCTCGTTCACGAGCGGATTCCTTTCAAAAGCGGATGGTGGGGGGGGGGCTGATCAGGCGACTTTGAGGACGCGGAACTCGGTCGGCTTGACCGAGTAGCCGGCGCGTTTCTGGAGCTTCCAGGTCACGGTCCTGGGGCCGCAGATCGCGATTGCGGAATTGCCGAGCTTGAATTTGATTTCGGCCTCAACCTCATCGAGCTTGGCCTTGGCTGCCTTCTCGGCCTCCTTGAGGTCCGATCGCTGATCGACGAGCTCGGCGAAGCGGTTGTCGCCGGAAAGATCGATCGGCGGCTCATTGCCCTGGTCGAAGACGCGAGCGATGTTGGCGCCGTCACGGGCATAATCTGGCGGCATCGGCTGGCCGGAATCGGTGAGTTCCCAGAAAGCCTTGATCGCCTCGTGCACGCGCTTCATCACCGAGGCATGCAGCGGCACCTCGACCTCGTAGAGATCGAGCCCCATGCCAACGACCATCAGCGCGACCTCGCCCCAGCCCCGGCCGGACAGCTCGGTCTCGATCATCGTCTGAACTGCAATCCAAAGCGGGAGCACGATCTCTTTCGTGCTCGGGTCCTGCCACTTCTGCTTGAAGATCAGGTCGGCAGTCGTCTTGACCTGGATCACACCAGGTCCGCGTTGGGGGCACTCGACATAGAGGTCGGGCGTCGCACCCATGCGGATGTCGGTATCGCGGAGGTAGATGCCCGGAGGCGTCAGCGTCCATTCCGGGTGCTTCTCGGCGAGCAGCTGGAACGCGACCGGTTCGAGGAGGCGTCCGCGCTTCATCGCCGGCGTATCCTCCTGGTCCTCCTTGATCCGTCCGGTCTTGGAACCCCAGATCTCAAATGCGGTCGTATAGTCGTGGACCCCGAGCAACGCGCCGGCGATCGAAGCCGTGACGTCCTTTTTGCGCGCGGCAAGCCACTGTTCACGGCTGGTGATTTCGATGGTCTCGATCATCGGAACTGACCTCAGAATGTGATGGTGGTGTGGGGGATGGAGCCGGAGACGAGCGCCATGACGATCTGCTTCGCGGAGGCCTCGTCGATCTCACCGGCCTCCATCAGAGCTTCCTTGACGTCGCGCATGACCTCGGCACGATGGGCCTTGTCGGCCGCTCTGTGATCGGCTTCGGCCCTGATGCGCGTGGCCTCCGCTTCCTGCTGAGCCTGCTCCTGGGCAATCCGGTCAGCCTCGGCCTTGCGGTCACGCTCGATCCGGTCGAGCTCGGCCTGGTGCTTGAGGCGCTCTTGCTCGATTGCGTCCTGGCGAGCCTGCTCGGCAGCCGCTGCAATGCGCGCCTGTTCGGCCTCGGCGTCCGCCTTGACCTTGGCCGCAAGATGCTCTGCCTCGGCGCGCTCGGCGTCCTCAGCATCCCGTTTTGCCTGAGCCTCGCGGAGCCGATCCAGTTCGGCCTTGTCGGCCTCCTCCTGCAACAGGCGACCATGGGCCTCGGTCATTGCCGCCAGGCTCGCGGCCTTTACCGCAACCGCTTCGTCATACCGATCCTGGAAGACCTCCGGATCGATCTCCTGCGCCCTCAGATCCTGGATACGCTCGACCAGTTCGGCGGCCGTCATCCCCATGGGAATGGTGGCGGTGGCGCGGAATGCCGCGATATCGTCACTGACCCGAGTGATGCGCGCTTCCTCGGCGGTCTCCCAATCGGTGAGGGGCTTGCGAGCCTGCCTCTGCTTGGCCTCCAGAGACTCGACGATGGCGTTGCGGGTCGCGTTTACCTCGGCAGTCGCCTTCCGGAAATCCTCCGTCATCTTCTTCGCAGCGGCTTCGACGGCGGTCTTCGTCCGTGCGATCTTGAATGCCAGGGACGCGATTGCCTTGCGCCCCTTCTCCGTCGCCAGGTCCGGAGCCTGGGCAGCAATATCGGCGTCAATCCGCTTGTAGAGAGATGCCAGCTTTTCAGGCTCGCGAATGACGATGGACGGATCGGCCTCCATCAGAAGGGCGATGTTCGGTTCGTCGGTCTTCTCGACAATCTCGGGCGCCTCGGCGCGCAAAGCGGTGACGCTCATAGCCGGTTTTCCATTTTCAGCTGCTGGTGAAGGAGCTTCGTCAGTTGCTCGTCGATCTTGCTGACGTTGCGGTGTTGGTGTTTCGCGACCCGGCGCTTTGCGATGAGTTCGTTTCGCTGGGCCCGGATGCGGGCAGTCTTCTTCGCCGTGCGGTAGGCGAAGTACGCGTTGAGCCATGCCCTGATCTGATCAAACGGGGGCATGGCGGGCCTCCATCTGGCGGCGGCGAGCACGAGCGCCCTCCAGGGCGTCGTCAAAGCAAGCCATGACCTCGGCGGGATCGAACGGAAGCGCCGGCACCGGTCCCTTCTGGACGGTGAGCAGTTCCAGGCAGCGCGCCCTGTCGTTGAGATCGGCGCCCGACACCGCGAGGAAATCGCCCATGTCGCGGACGGACTGGGCCCGGGCGACCACGGCCTGTGCAGCGGCGCCGATCGGGCGAAAGGTCGGGGGAAGCGAGCCGGTCATGGCCATCACTCCGCCGGCTTGTCGAACGAGACGACACACGTACTCACAGCCGTGCCCGATGCCTTGAAAGAGTCGTCCGGCAGGCGCTCAATCGAGCCGCCTAGTTGAGCGATGAAATCGCGGAAAGACGCTGTCTTCTTGTTGGCACGAAACAGAATACCAGCCGACATAATCGAGACTAGGCGGCCGCCCGGTTTCACGAACTTTGCGGCGTGCAGAACATGGTCGATGTCGACCTGCCCGGCGAACGGAGGATTCATCAGCACCCGGTCGAACTTTTGAAGGCCTTCAAGTGAAAGGAAGTCCGTCTGGACAACCGAACGGAAGCGGGCCTCGTCGACGAGAACTCCGGCGCGCTTTGGATCGATCTCAACGCACATGACGTCGCCGCCGGCATCACGCGCGGCCTTGGCCAGATTGCCGAGCCCGGCGCTCGGCTCCAGGATATCCATGTCCTCCGCGATACGGGCGAGACCGGCAATATTGGCTGCGAGGTCGGGCGGCGTATCGAACTGTCCGAAATCTTGCTTGGATCGGGTGTATTCGCCTGTCAGGATTATCGGCTCGATTGCTTCGGCCGCGTCACCTTCGAAGTGATGAACTCCGGCCTTGCGGTTCCACTTACCGCCGGCGGCCTCAATGACCTTCATAGTGTCGACGTAGAGCTTCCGGTCCAACTGCCCGGTGAGCGTCATATAGTTTCCGTCGAAAGATGCCTGATCGAGAACCGCGAGAACTTGCTGAGAGACCTTCATCGCCGTCACTCCGCCGCGACCAGGGCGGGAGCCTCGACATCGGCGCGACGGAGGTATTCCTCCTTCATCCGCCGGCAGCCGAGCATGAGCGAGTAGAGATCGCAGTCCATGTCGGTGCCGAAGCCTTCCTTGCGGGCAAAAGCCTCGTCGTCACGGCTGTAGAGCCGAGCCATCGCCTTCTCGGCGGATTTGATCACGGCTTCGAGCGTTGCCCAGTCGGCGGCTGCATCGGCGGCGGTGTAGTGTGGATTGATAAGCATCTACGCGACCTCCCTCTGGTCGACGCGCTCGCCACGAATGGCGGCGACGATCGGATCGATGATTGCGATTGCGGAAAGGATTGAAGGCAGGTCGGCGCTGGTGACTGTGCCGTAGCTGGTCTGGACTGGGTGTTGCTGAACGAAGTCCGCCCAGCAGCTCAGATTGGTTTCGAGCTTCAGGAAACGGTCGCCAGCGTAGCGGACCAGCAGGCCGTTCGCATCGCTGAGCCGGTCCCGCAGAATGCGCCGGACGACCTCGCTCTTGATCGAGGCGACGGCAGCGAAATCGTCTGGCGTGAAGCGGAACGCGCCGCCTGCGATGAAGGAAGCCATCTCAGGCCTCCACCACGTTCGAGAACAGGCGGTGAGCCTTGGCGGCGCTGATAGCCCGGCCGGCGCTGTCGAATGGCTTGAAGCCGCCGCAGGCATTGCCATTGGCCATTTTCCAGTAGAAGCGCGCGCCCTTCTTGATCAGGGTCGCCGCGATCGGGCCGAAGTAGCTGTCGTTGAAGGTTGCTTTCGCCATCGAGGCTCTCCATCCGGTGTCGACCGGGTATGGAGATGTTGTAAAGTGTTCCTTCACTATGGTCAAGCTGGAAAGTGAAGCTCCGCTTTACTTTTTCTCGAACGAGTCAAAAAACGATTCGCAGGGCTTGACTCTTTTTTAGTCATGTTCCCATTCTGTTCTCATCGAGGGCAGAGGAGGAAGCAATGTCTGAACTGGTGAAGTATTTCGTCGTGTTGCCGTTCTCAGTGAACAAGCATGGGCGCCTTGTTCCGGGCAATCCACGCGAAACGACAAGTGAAAATGAAGCAATTCGCCTTGCGCAAAGGCACAGCCATGCCGTCGCCTTCTATCGGACCGGCGACGCCACTACTGGCGATTGGGATGATGCTGTGATTATCAAGACGGTTGGCCCAATTCCAGCGAGCATTATTGAAGCAATGGCTGCTTAAGCTCGCCTGGAACCAACAATAACATGTACCGACTTTACAAGGGGCCGATCGATCTCGAACTCCTCCGGCGGGTTCCACTGCCAGAGGACAAGCTTCTTAGGAGTCCATGCCCGGAACTCCTTCACATAACCTTCTGGCGGGGCATGCTCGTCGTCAGGAAAGACCTGTACCAACACATCATCCTCGCGCCGAGGCGGAAGATGAGGGTGAATTAGCAAGAGCTCACCAGGCTTCCAGCGCGGCTTCATGCTCTCGCCGTCGACATACACGCCATAAGCGTCTGGAACATTTGCCAGCTCGCTAGGCATCGGCCGATAGTCGACAACCTGGCCATTGAACAGAAACCGGCCTTCAATGCCTCCTCGAGCAAGCCCGAGGATGGGTAAAGCTCCGCGCCCGTCACCAGAAACCGGAATAATCTGCGAAGCATTCGGGGCAGGAAGGACCTGCCTTGGAGGCAACGACCATTCTCGCTTCTGGGTCTGAACTGGCGAGGGAGCGACCGAGAGATCCTTGGCCGCCAAGCCGCCAGACATCAACCAGTGCAACAGCACTTGGTAGACCCGCGCAGCCTCCCTGAGGTTTTCCATGGAGGGCGAGGTCTCGTTCCGCTCCCATTGAGAGACCGCGGACTTCGATATTCCAAGGGCATCTGCAGCTACCTGCTGGGTCACTCCCGCCTTTTCGCGAGCCCAGCGCAGCCTTTCGCCGATGGTCTGTAGATCACCCTCATTCATGGACGGAACATGCTGGAAGCACCCGCTTCACTCTAGTAAAGAATTACTTGACAAGGAAAGTGAAGCAGTGCTTTTCTTAGGGCATGTCACATCATGCTCCCCTTTCGCAGATGGTCGCTGCAGCCGTGTCCGCATGTGGCACCACCGCAGAACTAGCGCGCCGCGTCGGCGTAACGCGCCAAGCCATTCGCCAATGGAAAAAAATCCCGATCGACAAGGTCGTAAGTGTCGAGGGCGCAACGGGCATCCCGCGAGAAATCCTCCGGCCGGACATTTTTCGTGGAGGGGAGCGCGCAGCATGATCATCGCCAAGATCGTCGCAGCCTTCATCCTCTATTTCCCGGTCGCCCTCCTGATGGCAATCGCAATTGGCCGCTCGTTGAAGGAGCGCGCCTGATGCAGCCCGACGATCCCGGCATCGATCCCGATTTCGACACGCTCGCCGAGCCGCTCGCCGGCGGCAACCGCGTGGTCGCGCTGGCGGCCGTGATCTTCATCTGCCTCGTCATCGCCGGTCTGATCGGCCTCGCCACCCGGTGGCTCTCATGAAATCTCCCGTCGCAAGTCCTCCCCCCTGCGACGGCTTTAGCCGGGTCTCCTTTGGAGCCCGGCCTTTTCCTTTCGCTCTAGCGTCCTCCGCCAAGTTGTCGCCTGAGCATCGCCGTCTTTCGAACCGTCTCCTTCGCCTGAGCAATCGCTGCGTTCCTGTCGAGATCAGTTCTCGCACAGGAGCCTTGCAAGGTGTCGGACAAGAGAACCAAGAGCGCGGCTTTTTCGTCCGCGCCCACGGCACAGGTCAGTGAAATGAGTGCAGCTGCGGAAGCTCGCTTTCTTATCCAGGAAATAGCCGGACCCCAGTCGGTCGGCGGCAAGATCAAGTCTGCCCTTGATCGTGTCCACCGCCTAACCGGCCTCCCCTATCGCCGCGTCCGTGGCCTCTGGAGCGGCGAAGCCCGCGCAATCCTTTCAGAGGAAATGGACGCTTTGCGCCGCGCCGCTGCCGGCCGCGCCAAGATCAACGAGGAAACTGCCCGTGACGAACTCGCCGAACTCCGGTCCCGGATGGCCCGCCTCGAAAGCCTCCTGGCTTCGCGGCTTCCGGACATGGTTGGCACTGAAGCTGATCGCCGGGGGACTTCGGACGTCAGCAGCAGCCGAACAGTTGGCGCTGCGTATCGCGCCGTGGATCGAAACTGAAACCCCAGACCAATAGGAGAGCCCCATGGCCCGCGGCCGGAAGAAGAAAGAGAAAGTAGAGCGCGTCATTAAGATCAAGCGTTCGGAGGTTGTGGCCTTCTATCAGGAGTTGAGGCGGGTCAAAGAGCAGCAGTCCAATTATGCCGGCAAAGCCGGTAAGGACACCCGCGACTTTACCGAGCGTACCGGACTCAGCCCGATCGCCGTCACCTTCATCAGCAGGCTCGACAAACTCGGCGACGATCTCAAGCGCCAGTCTGTCATGGATGAGGTCATCAGCCTCTTCAATCATATGGGTTGGGATGACCAGAAAACCCTGTTTGGTAGGGCTGAGTTGAAGATGAAGAATGACTTCATCGACGACGAGGACGGTGAAGGCGAAGAGGGTGACGATAAGGATCTCCGTCCGCCCTTCCTCCAGAACGCGATGCCGCTCGACGAAGCGAAGGAAAAGTTCGACGCGGCGCATGAGGTCTCCGAAGCCAAGAAGGCTGTTGCCGCCAAGGCTGCAGCAAAGCCTAAGGCGGCCGACGCTCTCTCCGCCCTCGCCGGCGAAGAACCCGCCACGGCGCATTGAGGTCAGACATGGCGGCGCCCTCCATTCTCTCGATCGACTTCAGTAAGGCTCGGACCGGGATCTGTTTTGGCAGGCCCGGCGAGCGCCCGACGCTGTCTTCGAAGTCTTTCGCGAAGTGGGAGGGCGCCACTCTCGATGAAGCTGCGGCAGGTGTCATCCAGTGGCTGCCGGAAGTCCTGTCCGTCTATAAACCCGATCTGATCGCCCTTGAGGCAGCCCTGCCCCCGATCGCGAGCCGAGATCAGACGTCAGCGCGCCTCGCTCTGGGCGCCGACTTCGTGATCAAGGGGGCTGCCAAGCTCAGGGCGATCCGCTGCTACGAGATCCATGGCGGCACATGGAAGTCGGCGATCCTCGGTTCCGGCAACCTGCCGTCGAAGCAGGCCAAGGCGAAGTCCCTGCAGTTGGCACGCGGCATGGGCCTGGAGCCCAAGGACGACAACGAGGCCGATGCCTACTGCATCTGGCTCTACAGCGTACTGCACCTCGCAAAATTCAACGACACCGACGCCTTGGCCCAGATCGCCAAGCTGCAATGGAAGCTCGTCGCATGAACATCGAACAAATCAGCGAGGCCGCCATGCTGTGGCTGGCAGGCAAGAAAACCGCCGAGATAGCCGTCGCCCTCTTTGTCTTCGAAAGCGACGTCGAGCGGCACATCAAGCAGATCAAGGCCGAAGCCCACCTCATCGCAGCGAGGGCAGCCTGATGGCCGTGGCATGGAACGATGAGCGTATCGCCATCCTGAAACGGATGTCGGCCGAAAGCGCCTCCGGTGAAAAGATCGGTACGGCCCTTGGCATCTCCCGCGACGCGGTGTTGTCCAAGGTGCGCCGCCTTGATCTGCCGATGCGAGCACCTGGCCGCAGTCATCCTGGTATCAGAAGCAAGATGCCAGGGAGCAAAGGCGGCACTCCTCAGGCCGCCCGCGCTGCCGCAGTGGCCGCTTCTGCATTGAGCCGGAAGCCGATGATTACCCTGGCGTCAGGTATCACTGGCTCCCTGAAGCTCGACAGGGCCTCGATTGACAAAATCGCTATCTGGTTCGGCGCCCCGGCGACTACCCCGGAGGCCTCGGCATTCGGTCCTCGCACGATTCTGGATCTTGGACGCAGGCATTGCCGGTATCCGCTGTTCAGCGGCCGGGAACCGATCGACCAGAAATTCTACTGCGGCGAGCCGAAGTTCGACGGCTCTTATTGCATGCACCACGCCACCCTGTGCGCAGGGATTGGCATGCCTGCTGAGCGCCGGGCCCATCTGGAGGCGGCGGAATGAAAGAGCCGGCTCAAGTCCTCGCCGAAATGGAGACTGCTGGAAAGGTTGTTCTGGTCGATCCGGATTCTCCATATCCGGCCGAGATTGGCTTCGTTCGATCTTGTTTCGAATATCAACGCCTCGCCGGCGCTCTGATCTACGAGCTCAACCGAGTCGCCGCGTCGGGAATGATCTCGCGTGAAGCGCTGATTTTGGTCAATCGGCTGCAGCAACGCACGCCAGAGGTATGCCTCGCTCCTTTTGATGGAGGCGGCGCGTGACAGCAGCGTGGCCCTTCGGCGATCTTGTTCCGCATCACTACCGGGTAGCGGTCTTCGATTTTCCTTGGAAATTCTCTGCCGGTACGAAGAGCCGGCCCCAGCACTATCGCCGCATGACTTTCGCCGAGATCCGCGCCCTGCCGGTGCCGGACCTTCTCCATCCCGACGGGGCCCGAGCTCTCGTCTGGATCACGGCACCGCTCATGAACAGGGCCGCGGAACTCCAGAAGGCCTGGGGTCTGCGGTACTGCTCGATGCTTCCTTGGATCAAGCTCTGGCCGTCGGAAACGGGCATGTTTGTCTACCGAGGCAGTCTTGCCCGCGGTACCGGCTACGAGGTCCAGGGCAACGCCGAGTATGTCCTGATCTTCAAGAAGGGCCGGCCGCAATCGATCAAGGGGAACCCCTTCCCTGGCGTCCTGATCAGCGAACGTCGCGAGCATAGTCGGAAACCGGACGATTTCATGCACGAGGTCGAGCGTCGGCTCCAGGGGCCGCGCGCCGATGTCTTTTCGAGGGTCACGCGGCCCGGCTGGGACGGCATGGGCGACGAACTCGGCAAATTCGATGGGGTCGCGGCATGATCGATCGGATCCCACTGCATCAGCAGATCGCATATCTCTCGATCGCCCTCAGCGCGTCGCCCGAAGGTCTGCGACGGAGCAGCCGCAAGAGCGAGGCCGACCAGATCATGTCTGGCGCCCGTCAGGCCCTGGAAACGCTGCGAGAGATCGCCGTCGACGAGCATGCCCATCGAGCAATCATCGTTGCCAGGAAGCGGGGTGCGGCATGAATTCTCCCTTTGCCCTAACCTCGCCTGAGCCACCGAAGGCCCCCCGCCCCCGTCGTGGCGGTTGGTCCTGGGGTCCTGTAGAGGGTACGAAGCTGCGCGTTCTGTCGCTCGGCGCCGGAATCCAGTCGACCACTCTGTTGCTGATGGTCGCGCATGGCGAGCTGCCGGCGCCTGACCTGGTGATCTTTGCTGACACTGGAGCCGAACCGGCAAGCGTCTATGAGCATTTGTGGTGGCTACAATCCCCGCAAGTCCAACCGCTGCCCATCACGATCGTGTCGGCCGCCGATATTGGAGCAGATCTGCGAAAACAGGTGGCCGGAGAGGCGGTCACCGTTGGCGGCCGATCACCGACGGCGCCTTTTTTTGCGGTCGGACGCGACGGGCGAGCTGCTCCCATCCGCCGCCAATGCACGGGCCGATACAAGATCGAGCCCATCAACGCCTTCGTGCGTCGTCGGCTGGGCTATCGTCCGCGCCAGCGCATCCCGGCTCTATCCGTGGAAATGTGGATCGGCATCAGCACGGATGAGGTTGTACGCGCCGGCGCTGCCTCCGAAAGCTGGATCGTCAACCGCTATCCGCTCCTGGAATCGCGAATGTCGCGCGGTGACTGCGAGGAGTGGTTGCGACGCCATGATTATCCAGTGCCAGCAAAGAGCGCGTGCGTCTTCTGCCCTTACCGCACCAATGCTGAATGGCGCCGGCTGAAAGAACGGGATCCTGAGGCATGGGCCGAGGCCTGCGAGATTGATGCGCTGATCCGGGGCGGCATCAGGCGCAATGAAAAGGGCACGTCGACCGGTTCTCTATACCTTCATAGGTCCCTTACCCCTCTCGCCGAAGTCGACCTTTCGACGCCAGAGGACCGCGGCCAAGGCATGCTGATGGTGTGCGAAGCGGGGTGCGGCCTATGAATGCTGTCGCCCCTCTTCCACCCCGCCCGATCGCCTCTATCGAAGCCGAACAGGCAATGCTCGGCGCGATTATGCTGAACAACGAGGCCTATGGCGCAGTTGCCGACGTCGTTAAACCCGACGACTTCTATGAGCCCCTGCATCGCACGATCTTCGACCTCATCGGCCGGCAGATCCGCGACGGGATTAAGGTCGACGCGCTCACCCTCCGCAAGTCGCTGCCGGACGTCGAGATCGCCCCTGGCGTCCATATCCAGCAATATCTGATCCGTCTCGCCGCTGAGGCCACAACAGTCATAGGGGCGCGCGATTACGGCCGGTTGATCCGCGAAGCCTACGTCGCCCGCCAGATCGCCGCTGTCGGCGAAGATCTCCGCGCTGCGCCCGACAACGCCAAGACAACTGGCGAGGCCCTGGACGAGGCCTGGAAGCGGCTGGACAAGCTTCGCGAGGATTCCCAGGAGAGCGAGGATAAATCCTCTACCGTCGGCGAGGCCGCTCAGAAGGTCGCCCAGCGCATTACGGAGATCAGGGCGGGTAAGTCCGAATCGATCGTCAGTACGGGGCTCGCCGAATACGACAAGGCGATCGGTGGCGGCTTCAGGTCCGGCCGTCTCTATGTCCAGGCCGGCCGCCCCGGGCAAGGCAAGACCGTTCTAGCCCTGGCCCAGGCCAGACGCATCGCCAGAGCCGGCCACGGCGTCATGTTCTTCAGCTTAGAGATCGATGACGAAGAGACCGCGGCGCGCGTCATTGCTGCTGAGCTGGCTCGATCCTCGAGCCCACTGACCTATCGCGACATCCTTACCGGACAGGTCGACGACTATAACCACGAACGCGTCTCCGAGGCTGCGCTGCGCATGCAGGAATGGCCTCTCCGCTTCGATTGCACCGGTGGCCTCTCCATGGCCCAGATCGCGGCCCGGGCCCGGATCCAGAAGGAACGGCTGGCCAAGATCGGCAAGGAGCTCAAGGTCGTCTTCATCGACTATCTCGGCCTTCTCAAGGTCGCCGATCGCTACAAAGGCAACGCCACGATCGAACAAGGCGAGCTCGCCCTCGCCGGCAAAAACCTCTCCAAGGAACTCGGCGTCGCCGTCGTGATGCTGGCCCAGCTCAACCGTGGCGTCGAAGGGCGCGAGGACAAGCGTCCGACAATGGCCGACCTCCGCCAATCCGGGAACATCGAGGAGCACGCCGACAGCGTCGGGCTGCTCTTCCGGCCGGCCTACTACCTGGAGAAGACGGCCAAATACAAAGCCGACGATCCGGACGCGCTCGACGAGATGCTCCGCATCAAGAACGACTTCGAACTCATCATCGACAAGAACCGCCTCGGCCCGACCGGGACCCGCCATTTCTGGTGCGACGTCTCGTTTAATTCGGTCGAGGACAAGACGAGGTACTGACCGTGGCCAGGATCCGCACCATCAAGCCCGAATTCTGGTCCTCGGAGCAGGTCATGGAGTGTTCGCCGAATGCTCGTTTGCTCTTCATCGGCCTCTGGAATTTTGCCGACGACGCCGGCCGGATGACGAACTCGGCCAAGCGCATCAAGGCACAGATTTTCCCTTCTGACGATTTTTCATCGGAGAGCGTTCGCCGAATGATCGACGAACTGGCGGAGAACGATCTCGTACTGATCTACACCGTTGAAAATGTTGAATATATCCAAGTCACGGGCTGGAAACACCAGAAGATCGACAAGCCTCAGCCGTCGAAAATCCCCGCCCCGTCGACGAATGCCCCCCCAGTTATCAAGCCCCGTTCGTCGAACACTCCCCGAACGGTAGTCGACGGAAGGGAATGGAATGGAAGGGATCTTAAGGGAAAAGAACCAAATCCTGATCAGCAGCAGCCTGTAGGCCGCGCGTCGCAGGCTGCGCTGCTTGAAGATCTCGAAATCAAGTGCCGGGAAGCAGCTGGGATTGAAAACGATCCCTCCCCTGGATTGCTGGTCATCGGGCCCATAGCCGACCTGATCGAAGCCGGATGGTCTCTGGATCGCCACGTCCTGCCGGCGCTGCGCTCAGCCAAGGCCGGGGGCCGCAAGGGCAAGACCTGGACCTACTACGCCAAGATCATCACCGACGGCGCCGCTGAGCCAGCCAGGGCTGTCGCACCGCCTGCCGAGCAGCCCAAGCCCGAATTGACCGAGCGCCATCTCGTTCAGCAGGCCCGACAGTACATCGAGCGCGGCAACGACTGGCCGTTCAACTCGCCGCCGCCAGGTGCGCCCGGAACCAAGATCACCCCCGAAATCCTCGAAAGAGCCCGCGCCGAAGTCAGCGCGGAACGTCAACGCCGAGCTCGCAGTGGAGAAGCCGCATGACCACCGATACCGACGAATTCTACCTCGTCTGGAACCCCAACGGCCACAACCCGCAGCATCACCACACGAGCTACGAGTCGGCGGCAGCAGAGGCCAAGCGCCTGGCTGAGATGAACCGCGGACAGAGCTTCTTCGTACTCGCCGCCCTCGCCTTCGCCAAGGTCCGAGATCCAGTCGAATTCACCACGATCAACCGCGATCTCATCCCGTTCTGAGGTGCCACGATGACCGCCGCCAAGCCCAATGAAATTTCAAAGCAAACGCTTGATAAAAAAACTCCGAGCGATCTGTCGCCCCGTGACAGGCGCGTTTTGATCGCTCACCTAGCCTCCGAGGGCCAAACTCTCAGGGAAATCGGGCGACGTTTGGGGATCTCTGCCCAGCGTGTCAGCCGCATCGCCAGGGGCGCCGGAATACCGCTCGGGCGTCAGGGTGGCACGGGCCTGGTCAGCACGCATGTGCCCTTCAGGCTGAAATCGGCGCTCAGGCAGCAGGCTGATGCCGCGGGCGTTAGCGTAAGCGCCTATGTCGCCAGGGTGCTCAGGGCCGTGTGTGAGGATGCGACAGTGGCGAAGCGGACGCTCGGGCGTGATGCGATGCCGGTGCGGGCGTATCGGAAGGGGGCAGTGTGACGTCCCTACTCGGCTTTCTTCGGCGGCTGAGAGACTTCTGCTTCGCGGCGCTCGAGCTCTCGATCGACAGCTTCCCGGATGAAGGCAGCCATTTTGCTGCCGCCCACAAGGGCGGCAATACGGCTCTTCTGCTCATCCGTGAGCCTGACTTTCGTTTCTTTCACATTTAACGGCGGGCGCCCCATGCGTGTCCCGATATCCGTCCCCTGAAAGTTTGTCAAAGCCACAGAATTTCCGTCCCCGCTTATTGACGCAATAACCGTCCCCGTTTATATAACAGGGGACGGTTATTAACTCAACAGTACCCGACTGGATGGCGAAGATGGACCTCGCAAATCACCCCTTCAGTTCAGAGAACGTCGCCCGCGAAAGCGGAGCCTCTAATTTCAACGAACGCCGCTGGCTCCGCTGGTGCAGGCAGGCTGAGCTTCTCCTCGGCCACGACCTTGATGGCAAAGATGTCGACGAAGCTGGGTGTGGCTACTCGCTTGACGAGGCGTCCAACGCTTTCGACCGGGGCCTGTCGCCCAATGATTACGTGACGCAGGTGATCCTGCGCCCGCGCTACCGCGGCGAATTCAGCAAGTATTGACCTCCCTCGCGGAGGTCCACCCTCCGCATTGCTCTTGGAAATCGAGCATGAACCCTCCCGCTTCGCCTTCGACGCTCCTCACGATCATGACGCTGTGCCTGATGGGCTACCTATCGGCTCTCGGCATCGGCGCGTTTTGCCAGGGATTGCTGCGATGAGCGCCATCATTCCCCGCGCCACTGTCGACGGCATCGTTGCGCATCGAAACATGGCGATCGAGCTCTACGAAGCGGCGCACGCCGCCCTCGGCAATGCCAGCGACGCCTTGCGCGCGGCCTTGGACGCCACCTTGCGAGCCGCGCCGACACAGACCGGCATGAACCACCACGCCAAGGAGGAAAGGAGCGGCTTCCTGTCCGGCCTGGCGCTGCCCGTGCGCGACGATTTCATAACTACCGCGCGTCGCATGATCGATACCGATGTCTGGGCGCATCTGATTGTGATGACCGATCTCGAAAGCCTGATGGACAAGAAGGCCAAGGATGAATTCCGTGCCCAACTGCAGAAGGATCCGCCCGAGGTCACGATCGAGAACGTGGTTGCCACAATTGAGAAGTTCGCCCTGGATGCGGGCACCATTTTCAGGCGCGGAATTGCCGAGTGCTTTTCAAGCCTGGATCGCCGATTCCGGTCGCATGACGGATGGAAGATTGGCGGCCGAGTCATCCTGACGATGGCCTTCAACTCCTACGGTTCCTGGAACTATTACCGCAATGAGCGCGACACGATCCAAGACATCGAGCGGACGTTCATGGTGCTCGATGGCAAGCCCGTTCCGAAAAACTATGCTGGCCTCGTCGCCGCCATCGACCAGTCCCGCAGCGGCTGGGGTGCTCGGCAATCCTTCACCGAGACCGAGTATTTTCGGGTCCGAGCCTTCAAAAACGGCAATGCCCACCTCTGGTTTAAGCGGGATGACTTGCTGCGCAAGGTCAACCAACTGCTCGGCGAATATTACGGTGCGCCGATCCCCGAGGAACGGGAGGCGGAAGACGACGGCCTGAGTACGCCAAAGACATCGCTAGCGAAGAATTACGGTTTCTACCCTACACCCGATGCCGCCGCTGATCGCGTGATTGAGGCGGTTCCCTTATTCCGGAGAGATGGGGAATTGCCGCTGACCGTCCTGGAACCGTCGGCAGGTACCGGTGCCCTGGCTCGCCTCTTGGTGGCGGCCGGCTGCATCGTCGATTGCGTTGAGGTGCATGGCGAGCGGGCGCGCGAGCTGAGGGATAGTCGCCGCTATCGCGAGGTCAGAACTGCGGACTTCCTGAAATTGATGCCGCCCGACGACGCGAACCTCTACGACCGCGTTGTCATGAACCCGCCCTTCGATCGGGAACGCGACATCGATCATGTAGTCCATGCCCTGAAGTTCCTGCGGCCAGGCGGGGTCCTGACCGCCGTCATGTCCGCCGGCACCGAGTTCCGAGACACCCGCAAGAGCAAAGCATTCCGGCAACTGATGATCGACATGAAGGGCGCGTTCCAGGACCTGCCGGCTGGATCGTTCGCCAGCGTCGGCACTTACTGCAACACCATCATCGTCCGGGTCAGGAAGCCCCATCCCGACGACGAACAACGCTATTCCCACAATTCCTATTGGGGCCACAAGTTCGAGGTTTCGTCGATATGACTCAATGGCAAGTCACCTATTCCAACACCTTCCGCGACAACCTCGTGATCTGGGCTCTCATGCCTTTCGCGGTGGCGCTGGTGTGCTTCGCTCTGGCGATGCTCTTTGTCGAGGTTGAGATGCCGAGGAGGGGGATGTGACCACCACAAAGGAAGCTGCCGGGCTCGTGGAGCGGTTGGAGCGAAGGATTTCGTCTTTCGAAATCACAGCCAATGGCCACTCCATTGACGCTGAGCTTCACCGTCGATCGCAAGCAGAAATCCGCTCCCTCCTCGCCCAGGTAGAAGAGCTGCGACGGGAGAGGGACACCTGCTTCCAATCTGCGGATGACAATGCACGAGCTGTCAATGTTGCCGAAGCCCGCGCCACCAAGGCTGAAGCCGGGATAGCGGAGGCGGTGTCTACGATGACCCGTCTGTGCACGGCCGCTGGCATGCTGCAGCAGAATTCAGAAGGGTGCGCCATCAATCATTACGGCCACGACTTCGAAGTTCATGGATTGCCTGGATGGCTTGCTGACACCAAGGCCGATATCGCCGCCGCCCGCGCCTTCGTGGAGAAACACAAGGAGAGCGGGACGTGATCTTTGAGGTCTATTTCGACACGCTCACGATGAAGCAGAACGAAGACATCAACACCGCCATCGCCCAAGCCCGCGCCGATGCTCGTGCGGCAGCGCTTGAGGAGGCGGCGAAGTGGCATAATGACATGGCCGCCGCACATGAACGCAAGCGCGAGATCACAAACGTTGTCGCAGAAGACGGCAGGATCGACCGAGCCGGAGAAGAATGGGCTCGCCGGCACCACAGTTATGCCGCCGCAATCCGCGCCCTGATCGAGGAATCCCCATGATTACGGAAAAGATGATCGAGGCAGCCTGGTCTGCCTATGGCGAAGAGTTCAAGCGTGCCCGGAGTGCGGCAACAAACAGCACGACAAACACCGATATCGAACGCTCTGCCTGGAAAGCCGCCCTCGAAGCGGCCGAGCGGGCTGCGTGGCGGCCGGAGAGCGAAGCGCGTGACGGCAGTCGAATGCTTGTCTGTTTCCCGCCGATCCGCCGCCCTCGTGTCAATTGGGGGCATGTGCGTATCGGCCGTTGGGCCGGCGCTTCCTGGCACCTCGACATGCCCGGTAGCTACCGATCAGATGTAACGCTCGTCCGCCCCCTTCCATCACCACCGGAGGCCCCATGACCAACCGCATGACTGCATTGAAGATAGCCGCCGAAAGGCACATCAAGCTGTTGGATATTCGAGGTTCCATTTTGATGGCGCAGGACCCGAAGTCTTATGACGCCAGGCTCCATCAAGAGTCGGCGAACTTCGTCAAGGGCCTGCTCGCAGCGTTGAAAAACTCCGAGGATCGGTGAGGTGGAACACCATAGCCCTACTCCTTCTCGCGCTCACCCACTGGAGCTGACTACTATGCTGACCGACGATGATTTACGGAATATTCGCACCAAAGCCGAAATGGATAGCAAGTCCATGGGGCATCAAGCCACTTTTCAGCCCGGCACTGTTTTAGATCTTCTCCTTGCGATCGATCAGGCGCGAACTGACGGATTTCGATCCGGTCAATCTTCAATGCGCCGCCGAGCTATCGACCTCTGCAACAACTCAGCCGGGCTCACGGACGACCAATACCGGCGGCGGAGCCAAGCATGGAATGATGGCGTTTTGGACGTTGCAGCAGCACTCCGCAGCCTACCAATCCAAGAAGAGGAGCCCCTCTCCTGATGCTGGCCCCCTACCCCGTTGAAGACCAAGCCGATGTTTGGACGCCCGAACTCGTAATGGAGCGCATGGTCGAAGCGTTCGAGACGTTGCGACGTGTGCCTGCTTCAGTAGGCCCAAAGGCGTTTGGAAACGGATGGCCTGCTGTCATTCACGACCTGGCCGACATGATCCACTGGGAGCCGGGGAAAGAGCCGCGGCGCTTGCCCCCTTCCCTTGCCCAAATCACTCGGATGGAAGAAGCACTGGCTTGGCCTTCACAGATCCTCGCGGATCAGCCGCTGGCGGCCGACGCGCTGAACCTCTGGGCGATGTGCAAGGCCTGGGGGCGCTCGATCGATGGGGTTCTGCAGGGGCGGGCCAAGGAAGCGGCCGAGATTGCCCGTGTTGTCGAACGCGAGATCAATCAGCGGCGCGGCATCGAGCGTAAGACAGCTGCCGGCGAGGTTGCAGCCTGGGCGAACCTGAAGCTCGCAGCGGCCGACGGCGAACGTGTTGAGCGCATCCGGGCCAACGCGGTCATCCGCCTCGAGCGCGAATTGGCGAAGAAGGGGCTCGCGTCCGCCGTGGTGATCGTAAAGCCCGCGGAGTGCTCGCCTGACAAGGTGATCAGCCGGACGAGCTTGGATCGCTGGCGGTTTGTGGGGGCGCGGGTGATTGCGGAGAGGCTGGCCTAAGGCACGATCAAAATTGCTATTGCGATCGGGCCGGAGCTCTAGTCCTCATTTGGGCCAATTCTGTTTGATAAATGCAGATGCTTCTGTGGACACGTTGTGCCAAGCTGCTTCATTTTTCACCGAGTCAACGACATATAGAACATCGGACGGCGCCAATTTTAGCAGGAGCTTATCTCGAGCATCGGCTGCAGTGAGATCTGAATTAACATACCACATAGCCGGGTGTATCCTGGCCCAGCTACCTAACGTCTTAATGGTATCAATCACGCTCTCGCCATTCCTGTCGGGCGCGCTGAGATCATAGAAAATCTGTAAGTTATTCCCCATGAGGCATCTGCTCGACCGGATCCTGCTCCGAAAATTATGCTCTTTCGTTAGCTCACAGGCCTAACGACTTCAAGTCCCACGTTGTTCCTCGACCAATCGCGAATCCTAGCTGGAATCCCAGTGGCCTCAAAGTCCGCTCGATCAATCGCCAAGCGAAGGTGCGCTTCAACCTCAGACCTCCATGTTTGCGGCCGGTTTCTCCTACCGACCCGATCGCGAAGTGCAATTCCTAAGGCTTCAATGAAGTCATGGCCGTTCGTGAACTGCCACAGGTCGAAATCGACACCCATGAAGTGCGCGATCATCGAGACCACGTTGTCTCGGGTCGCCTGGCTTACATTTCTATTTCTGAAAACCTGATCCAGCATGCTTTGAACGTCAATGGTATGACCGTCAAAGAAACTCTCCATTTGAATTTCCTTAAACTTATATCGCCAGCATTGCTTAATATTTGCATATCTGAACGCAGAAAGCGGCTTTAGCGAAAGCAAGAGATCATTGACAAATTTGTTAGGTCCCCCGGCCGCTCGCATCTTCTCGTCATCGCCTACCTCTTCCAGATAGCGACGAATAACGTCAGTTGCGCAGATGTCTAAATCGAAATCATGGTTATTTGAGCATAGAATACTTTCCTCAATTGCATGAGTTCCATCAACTTTATCGAAATCCACGTCAATGAAACCAAGACAATCTTCGTGTCCTTCGTTTTGAATAATCTCCAGAGTACCTTTCACATTCTCCTTTCCATAACACACAATAATTGAACATTTCTCTTCGAGCATAAACTTCTTAAAGCGACGAAAGTCTGTCGATCCTTCCATGAGAAGAAAGGCTCCGTTGTGCCGCTTCCTCTCCATGCGCACTTGCGTGGCAAAATCCTTAGGTGCCAAATGCTTCGCAATCGAGTTAGTCATTCCTGCATTTCACCCAGATCTACAACCATATCACTCCATTCAGCTATAAGTTGAGGGGAGTGCGTTGCGAGAAGAACATCAAATTTATTGAGTGATATTATTCTACATAGATCCGGAATGAATTGCTTCTGCCAAGCGACGTGCAGCGATAGCTCAGGTTCATCAATCAATATCAGAGCATTTTCATTCAATTCAAATAAAAGCTCAAAGAACAAAACCAGTTGATGCTGTTCGCCTGACGAAAGCTTATCCAGTGGTACATTGACCCCTTCGCGACGTTCTATCGTGAATCCAATTGACTTATCGACAGATATGGATTTCGGAAAAAAACGCTGATCTATCAACTCAATAAAAAGCAATATTCTTTTTCGAAGTAGCTCCAGGACCTCCAATTTCCTGCGCGTATCATCGACATATACACGCAGGACGGATGCAACGGCGGATTTTTCATCCGAGACAATTGGGAGTGGATCTTCCTCCTCCCGATCCAAGATGCCCGCTTCAGCCAGCCGTGATCGTGTCTTGTCCAGCTCGGAGAGAGCTGCCTCAAGGCTGGTTGGGTCGTTTCTTGGACCTTGTAGCATCACCCGCCTGGGAAATGATCGATCCAACGACTGAGAGAAAGATGCATATACGGCAAGCTCTCGCGATATATGCGACTTCAATGTCTCTGCTTTCTTAGAAATAGCGAGGTTCGAACCGAGGCTGCGCTTATGCTCGTCCGTGTCAAAAATCAGAAGACGCTGGGTCTCGATTAAGTGACAATCGATTTGACCAATTATTGCTTCCAAAGCATCGGATGGACGCGAATTCGCTAGCGCAAGCACACTTTCTGGCAAAATATCCTTGTAGTGCTCTAGTGCCTCCTGGAGCGAGAATACGCGATTTCCGCCTGGGCTCAGCCACGAGCGCGGGCCGGCTCGTACCAAGGGAATGTATCTGTCCATTCTTTGCGCCAGAACTGATGAATCGTCTACAATTCGCGGAGCCCAGGTATCATCTCCTTGCAACATCGGCCGACGAGTCACGAAAACGATTCCAAGAGAAGACCCGACTTCACTTGTCGCGTCGGTAGGCGTTGACTTCAGTACACTAACTAAGCTTCCATCCGAGAATTGATACTCAATCCTGTCAAAATCAATTCCCGAAAATACCGTCCACTGCCTTTTAAACAGGGCATTAATGAGCTTAAGGCACGCCGTTTTTCCCATTCCGTTAGGGCTTATCAGTGCAGTTATTCTTTGAGACATAGAAAACGGAATTTGATAGCTAAATTCACCAAACAAGCCACTAATATTGAAGGTAGTAAGTCGGATAGATGCGGACGACGTTGACATTTACTACCTCAATTTCAGTTCCATACTTACCCGAAACGCCATTCGTAGCGGGAATCACCAATTTGAAATAAATTGGTGAGGCGATGCTATTTATCCCTCGATGGAACGCAATCACAGACCTGGATTCAATCGGTGAGGACCCGTGACGCAATCGTTAAACGCAAAATTTCGACAGAATGAGCTCCAATATCACCCTCCCATGGGGTGTTTACACGCCGCTTCCAGCCCGCTTTTGGGGTGGTGACAATCGCCGCGAATATCGGCATTAAAACATCACTGTCGCACGAGTTGCGGTTGACGCACTCCCCCGAGCCGCAAGGCTCCCAGAGAGCCGAGAGGCTTTCAGCGACAGCCTTTGCAGGTTGGAGAAGTATTATCTCGCTTGGCTCATAACCAAGAGGTCGGCCGTGCAAATCGGTCACCTGCAACCAGTTTCGCCCGAACGGGCACCGAAATAATCCAGAGAGGGGCGTCTGGTACGGCTCGCAAGGCCCCCAGCACTCTTTGAGGACGCCGCCACTGGCGACGTAGGGCCATAGGCCGCGCCCCGCAACGAATAAGATCCTCGGCCGCACATTACGCGACTTGAGTGCAGATGGTCCGGGCGACCGGGAGCCTTATCTGTGACTGACGAGGACGGAAGGTTTCAAGAAGGCAGACGGACGAGGCTTTGGCCCGTATGTCCGCGCCAGGGCGTGGGAGCAAGGGGCCGACCTGGGCCCCTCAGCGGCAAACCACCGAAGGCGCGGTCGAACCGGGGTGGGTAGCGAGCGGTCTAGCCTGCCTGATAAGCAGTTATTTCTTGGCCCGCCTGCCGATGGGAAGATTAAGCGCGATTGTCACCAAGGCGCCCCCACCCAATCCTACAATCAGACATGCCTGCAGCGCGTCGATTGGGTCCGATACGAGGCGCTGCCAGTTGTAGGCGGCGCGAGAGATCAAGATGGTCAAAGCGAGCACCAGGCTGTAGAAGCCGAATTGTCTAAGCTTGGACATGAGGATTCGCTCTTGGATTTGTCGATCCTCATAGCACGGCCGGCGAGGTCGCGTAGCAATTCGCCACGTTCCTTCACGGCGTCAGGTAACGATGTTACATTGCTGGCGCGGCGGGGGGACGGACACCTCGCAAGAGGAACCAGAGGCAAATGCTGACCGCGCCCAGGGTCTTGGGCACCGTCTGCGTAATAGTCAGGCGCAGACCTTAGCCCCGCCGCGAATTGATCACCCCCCGCAGAAACACAAATTTTCAAGAATTCGCTTACGATTTCACCACACCCCGCCGGCCCAGCCGCGCGGGGCTTCTTTTTGGAGAATCCGCCATGCCGACCGAGCAGGAAAAGCGCTAGGTCGTCGCGAACTGGCTGATCAAAGAGAACATCGCAGATCCAGCCCTCGCCAATCTGCTGGCGCCGGCGGTGACCGAGCTGTTCAGTCCAGAGCCGAAACGCATCAGCATCGAGCATTGGAAGCTGATCACGGAGAAGGCGAAGGCCGTAGGCAAACCCGAGTAAATTCATGACCGACGTCCCCCCAAAGAAAAAGCATGGCGGCAGCCGAGCGGGCAGCGGTCGGCCGAAGGGGCGCCTCAACACCCTGACCGAGGCTGAGAAGCGAAAGGCGCTCGCCCGCGGTCTATCGGCTCTCGAAATCATGACCGACCTGATGAACCACAGCTACCGGCGTTGGAAGAAAGAGTCCGACAAACCGGAGCCCGACGAAGAAGCGCTGATGTCCAAGCACAAGGCCACGCTGGAGTCCGCGACAGCCCTCGCCCCCTACGTCCACCCGAAGCTGGCAGCGGTTCAGCACACCGGCAAGAACGGCGGGGCAATCCAATTCCTGGACCTGTCGAAATTGTCTGATGAGCAGCTCGCAACGCTTGAACCTGTCATCGCTGCGCTTGCCGCCGCCGGCATTGCTGCTGGAGCAGATCCGGAGGGAGAAGGCTCGTAGGCAGCGGGAGCGCGAGCAGCAAGAGCTCGAGCAAAACGCCGAACTGATCCGACAGCGCTGCAAGACATTCTCTGGTTTCGTTAAAGAAGCGTGGCCGGTCCTGGAGCCAAAGGCGCCATTGAAATGGTCCTGGCACATGGCCTGCATGTGTGACCATCTCGAAGCCATCACGTTCGGCCGCCTGTCGCCGTGGATCATTTTCAATGTGCCGCCGGGCTCGTCGAAATCGATGGTCATCTCGGTGCTATGGCAGGCCTGGGAGTGGTCGATTGGCTTCCGGTCGAACCGGTTTTTGACGACCTCCTTCGAATTGGAGAACGTCAAGCGCGATACCCGCAAAACGCGCGACCTGATCATGAGCGACTGGTATCAATCGCTCTGGCCCGAAGTGAAAATGAAGCGGTCGGCGGAACTGTCGTTCGCAAATACCGATACCGGAACGCGCGAGGGCGTCCCTTTCGCATCTATCACCGGCAAGCGCGGCGATCGGGTTGTCATCGACGACCCGCATTCTTTGAAGGGCGCAGAGAGCGAGCAGCAGCGCGGCGAATCAGTGCGCCTGTTCCTCGAAGGTGGCCTCAATCGTCTCAACGATCAGCAGACTTCAGCCATCGTCGTCGTCATGCAGCGACTGCACGAGAACGATCTGACAGGCGCATTGATCGCTCGCCAACTCGGTTTCATCCACGTCATGATCCCGATGGAGTTCGAAGCGGAACGGCGGTGCATCACTCCCCTGCCCTGGCAAGATCCGCGGTCTTTCGACGGCGAGTTGATGGATCCGGTGCGCATGCCGCAGGCATCCGTCGATGTGCTCAAGAGCATCAGCTTTTCATGGGCCGGCCAATACCAGCAGCGCCCGACAGCTCGTGAAGGCGGCCTGTTCAAACGCGTCTGGTTCGCAGACAAGATCATTGATGCGGCGCCTGCATTCACCCGCTGGGTCCGTCACTGGGACCTTGCAGCAACGAAGGGTGGCAACGGCGCCAGAACGGCCGGCGTCAAATTGGGGCGAACCCCTGACGGTCGGTTTGTTGTCGGCCATGTCGCCAAAGACAGACTGGACGGAGCCGGCGTCCGACTCCTGATCAAGGCAACAGCCGAGGTCGATGGTCGCGGGGTGACGATTTCCCTCCCGCAGGATCCTGGCCAGGCCGGCAAGGTTCAGGCGGCGGACATGATTGCGCAGCTGGCTGGCTATCGAGCGTCGGCGGAGCCGGAAACAGGCGACAAGGCAACGCGTGCCGAACCGTTTGCGGCCCAGTGCGCCGCCGGCAACGTATTCATCGTTCGCGGCGAGTGGAATGAAGGCTACATCGACGAGCTCTGTCTCTTCCCGGGCGGCGCAATCAAAGACCAGGTCGACGCATCTTCCGGCGCGTTCGGAAAGCTGCTGTCGATGGCGCCGACGATGACAATCAGCGACGAGGCATTGGTGCAGACCGCCATGCCCACATAGTGGAGACTGGAAGGCGATATGTTCAAATTCTGGCGCAGAAAGAAGGCTGAAGCCACGCAGCCGGCCGCGCCAGAAGTCCAGGCCTCCGCTCCCGCCCAGATGAGGATCAGCGATGCAGCGGTAGCGGTCTCTCGCGCAACCGAGCCCAAGGTCAAGCCATTCACGATCGCTGTCCACCCGCCTATGCCGGGCAAGAGTGCTGGCAGCGCGATCGCCATGGACAACGCCATGTCGGCGATCACCGGCTGGGCGGCGAGCGTCTATGCGGCTGCCGGATACCAGGGCTCAGCCTTCATGGGCTATCCCGTGCTGGCCGAGCTGGCGCAGCGCCCCGAATATCGCATGATCTCGGAGACGATCGCCTCCGAGATGACGAGGCGCTGGATCCGCTTCACGGCCAAGGACGGCGACGATAAGGCCGAACGGATTGCCGAGCTCGAGGCCGAATTCAAGCGGCTCAACGTCCGGGCTAAGTTCCAGAAGGTCGCCGAGCATGACGGCTATTTCGGCAGGGCTCACCTGTATGTCGACCTCGGTACCGGCCGGAACCCGGACGAGCAGCAAAAGGATATCGGCGCCGGCTGGGATGAGGCCAGCAAGGCCAAGATCAGCAAAGGCAAGATCAAGGCCCTCAAGGTCATCGAGCCGGTCTGGGTTTATCCGACCGGCTACAATGCTACGGACCCGCTGGAAGACGGCTGGTACGACCCACAGTCCTGGAACGTGATGGGCAAGTCGCTCCACAAGAGCCGGCTGATCACCTTCGTCGGTCGTGAGGTGTCCGATCTTCTGAAACCGGCATACAGCTTCGGGGGCGTCTCGCTATCCCAGCTCGCCTATCCCTATGTCGAAAACTGGTTGAAAACGCGCCAGGGCGTCAACGACATCATCACCTCCTTCACGCAGTTCGTGCTGAAGACACAGATGGATGCGGTGTTGAGCGGCCAGCCTGCCGACAACATGATCAAGCGGGCTCAGCTCTTCAACAATACCCGCTCCAATCGCAGCCTTCTCATGATCGACAAGACGGCGGAGGAGTTCGAAGCCGTATCGGCACCGCTCGGCGGGCTCGAAGGTCTCCAGGCCCAGGCCCAGGAGCATCTCGCATCTGTCAGCCACATCCCGGTGGTGAAGCTGTTCGGCATCCAGCCGGCTGGCCTCAACGCCGATTCCGATGGGATCATGCGCGCCTTCTACGACTGGGTTCTTTCGTTCCAGGAGAAGTTCTATCGCGAGAACCTCCATGCCGTCATGGGCATGATCATGCTCAACATCTGGGGCGAGACCGACGACGGGATCGACTTCGAATTCGAGCCGCTTTGGTCGCTCGACGAGAAGGCCCAGGCCGAGGTCGAGAAGCTCAAGGCGGAAACGGATCAGCTCTTGATCGACAGCGGTGTGCTGTCGCCGCAGGAGAGCCGGGAGCGCGTCGCCCGCGATCCGCAGTCCGACTATGCCTCGATCGACGTCAACGACCTTCCCGACCTCCTGGAGGAGGAAGAAGAAGGCTTGGCACCGCACCGCGGCAAAATGATTGAAGGGCTTGGCGAAAAGGACGGAAGCGGCGATAAAGATCTCGACGCTCTGTTCGACAAGGCCAAGGCCGCTTGATCACTATCAACCTGCTCGAAATGCTCGCCGCGGCGGACCCCGCTCTTGAGGACGATGCCGAGCGCATCGCCTTCAACGATATCCCGGGCCCGCCAATCCCAGGCTTGAAATCTCCGGAGACCGATCTTGCCTCAGAGCAATCGACGTCGCCGGACACCGCAGGAGCGCGCCGAAAAGGTCCTGCGCCCGGTTCACCCAAACGCGGGCATTGAAGCCGAGTATCAGCGCCGGCTCAATCGCCTGATTGGCGAAATGCATCGCAGCGTCATGTACTGGCTCTCATCAGCCTACCGGGCCAACCAGCCCAGGATAGCAGCCGACGAGACGCCAGCCGATGCGCTGCGCCGCGCGATGCGCGATATGGCATCCCGCTGGCTGAAACGCTTCGACGAGGCCTCTACCAAGCTTGCCGATTGGTTCGGCCAATCCTTGCAGAGCCGATCGAGCGCCGCCCTGAAGAAGATCTTGAAGGACGGCGGGATCTCGGTTGAGTTCAAGATGACCCCGGCCATGCGGGACGTTCTGGACGCAACGGTCAATCAGAATGTCTCGCTGATCAGGTCGATCCCCCAGCAGTATCTCGGCCAGGTCGAAGGCGCCGTAATGCGTTCGGTCCAGACCGGCCGCGATCTCGCCACGCTATCGAAGGAACTGGAGGCGCGCTTCGGCGTCACGAAACGCCGGGCGGCCTTCATCGCCCGGGATCAGAACAACAAGGCCACCGCGGCGCTGTCCCGGGCCCGTCAGCTCGAGCTCGGCCTCGACGAGGCGGTCTGGGTTCATAGCGGCGGCGGGAAGCATCCCCGGAAGAGCCATCAGAAGGCCGGCCGAGAAAAGACCAGGTTCCCAATCGCCGAGGGATGGTTCGATCCTGAAGTCGGGCGGAAGATCATTCCCGGCGAGTTGATCAATTGCCGGTGCGTGAGCAAGGCGGTCATCAGAGGATTTTCGTGAAGGGAGTGGCGGATCGCTGTTTTTTAACGAAGTTGCACAAAGCACTTCATCCCCGCCACAGATCTCACCACTCCCTTGTCCCTTGCGGGACCTCCGAAACTACGCCTCCCAACGATAGGGGGTGCGATCAAGCCATATTCGATGAAGGATGACGGCTAGACGACGGGACACGGCAGTGCGGGCAATTTTCGCGCCGCGGCGCTCTGCAACTCGCGTCCCCCAGACTTTCAGGGGAGAAGCCTTTGCATTTGGCCGAAGGAGAATCGTAGCAGCTGCTCTCAATATGTGCCGCAAGTAGGTATCGCCGAAATGGGAAATTCTCCCCCGCCGATCGACCCCTCCAGATTGGTATGTTCGCGGTGTCATCCCAAAATGCGCGCCCATTGATCGTGAGCGTTTGAAACGCGTGGGGTCGTCGACCGTCGACCGGTAAACCAATGCCACGAGCGGTCCAACCCCAGGCACGGTCATCAGAAGGTGGCAAATCTCGTCCGAATGGGCTGCGGCAAGCACCTGTTTATGCAGAGCCGTGAACTGCTCCTCCAGGGTTTGTCTGGCATGCAACAGAGGTTGGATGATCTCGCTCAGCGCTGGTTGTTTTACGAGAAGTTTTTGGACGCGCTCCTGATAGCCTTTGCGTGTGACGTGGCCGAGTTTGATACCAAAAGCGTGAAGTGTTCCCCTAATGCACTGTTCAGTTGCGATCAATTTTTGCTGGAGAAACCGGCGGTTGTTCAAGAGCGACTTGATTACCTGACGATCGAGCGATTTGACATGTACTGCCTTAAAGAACCCAAAGCGCATTATTTCAGCGATGCCGCGGGCATCATTGCGATCGGTTTTATTGAGACGGGCTTTGAGCACTGAATGTGCGTGTCGTGTTTCAATGCAGGTCACTGGAAACTTACGCTGCCGCAGCTCGCGATACAGCCATTGCGAAATTGGACCCGCTTCCAGTCCCACTGCCGCGCATCGACGTTTTTCTTTAGCAAGGAACTTCGCAATAGGCTTGGGAGAACTCTCTACGATCCCTTCCCGAACAAAATTGCCGGCGTCGTCGACTACGCAGACACTTGTCGTTTCAATCGAAATATCCAGCCCCACGTAGAACTTCATCGCTCTGGCCCTGATTGACGTAGAGCGACCGAACTACCTCATCAGTACCCCCGGAAAATGACATGCTGACCTCATCGAGCGACGAGATTGCGCTCGATCGCGCATCCGTGCGTTCGATCGATGCCGACGGCCACCTCCATGTCGAGCGGACGCCGATCAGCAAGGCCGTGGTGAACCCCTACTATGGCCGCGAGATCCCTAATTTCGAACGCCTCGGCCTCGATCCGGAACGGATCTATCGGCTCTATCGGCATCCCGACGAATTGGCGCGCGCCGCTGGCAGCTTCGAGGGGAAGCCGCTCCTGATCCAGCACAAGCCGGTGAATGCCGACGAGCACCCGAAGGAGCTCACCGTCGGCACGATTGGATCACCGGTCAATTTCGACCCGCCTTACCTGACCGCTCCGCTGACGATCTGGGAAGGCGAAGCGATCGACCTGGTGCAGTCCAAGAAGCAGCGCGAGCTGTCGTGTGGATATCGCTATCGCCCGGACATGACACCGGGATCGACGCCCGAGGGTGAGCCCTACGACGGCGTGATGAGAGACATCGGGGGCAACCATCTCGCCCTCGTTGAGCAGGGTCGCGCTGGCCCGGACGTGCTCGTGCACGACAGCGCACTCGAACCATCCCCTGAACCCAAGGAAACTAAACAGATGCCTCAGGCTACTGTGCTGACGCGCAAAGGGGCCGTGGCCCAGAGCGCGCTCATGGTCTACCTGCGCCCGAAACTGGCGCAGGATGCCAAGATCGATCTGAAGCCGATCCTCGCCGGCCTCACGTCGAAGAACTTCGCCGACAAGCGCGGCACCATCATCGAGGGCGTCAAGAAGGCCACCGCCGGCAAGCTCGCCGCCGACGCCAAGCTCGACGACATCGGTATCCCTCTCGACATCGCTCAGGACGACATGGATCCGCGCGGCGAGGATGAGGATCCCGACGAGGACAAGGACAAGAAGGGCAAAGCCGAGGACGAGTCCGAGGAGGATGACGACAAGGCCAAGAAACCGGCCAAGGACAAGGGCGCCAAGGACAAGGAAGCCTGCGACGAGGACGACGGTGCCGAGGACGAAGACGATGACAAGGAGGAGAAGGTCAGCAAGTCCGCCATGGACGCTGCAATCCGCTCCGCCACCACCGACGCCGTCGAACGCGTCCGCCAGCAGGCTCGCGATCTCCGGACCGCTGAGCAGGAAGTTCGTCCCTATGTCGGCGAGATCGCCGTGGCCTGCGACAGCGCCGAGGACGTCTATCGTCACGCCCTGAAGGCGATGAAGGTCGACATCGCCGGTGTGCCGGCCGTCGCCCTTCGCCCGCTGCTCAAGGCCCTCCCCGTGCCGAAGACCAGCGCTCCCTCCCTCCCCGCCATGGATGCCGCCGCCGAGGACGCTTATGCCAAGCGCTTCCCGAACGCCGGCCGCCTCAAGTAAGGACGCCGCAATATGACGTTCCAGACGCAGGTCAACCTCACCCAGGCGCCCGCCGTTGCCGGCCAGTTCGCCTCGGTCAATCCGCGCCATTCGGCGCTCACCGTGGAAGGCGGCTTCGTCGCCGGCGCAAGCGGTGTAAGCGTTGGGCTCTTTGCCTGGGCCGCCAACGACGCCAACAGCGTTCCGCGGCTGCTCAACAACACCGGCGCCGGTCTTCCCACTGGCTTCGTCGCCCGCACCGAACAGGCCCTCATCACCGGCTATCTCGGTGAAGCAGGAAACCTGATCCCGGCTGGCTTCCCCGTCGGCGACGTCTTCAGCGGCGGCGACTTCTGGGTGAAGAACGCCGGTGCCGGAGCTGTCACCGTCGGACTTAAGGCGTTCGCCAAGACCGCCGACGGTACGATCTCCTTCGCCGCGGCGGGAGCCACCGTCGCCGGCAGCGTCGAGACCAAGTTCTATGCGGCCACCGCTTGTGCCGCTGGTGAACTGGTCAAGATGACCGACACCATCTAACCCAAAGGGGCAAATCCAATATGCAGAACGTAGATTTTGCCCGCCTTCAGCGGGAATGGGGCATTGTCCTCATGGCGCAGGACTGGCTGCCCGACGCCTACAAGCGTGATTACCAGATCGCCCTGGATGCCCAGCCCGCCCTTGCGGTCGGCACCGGCTCCAGCGGCTTCCCGGCCCTCTTCACGACCTATGTCGATCCCGAGGTTGTTCGAGTGCTGCAGGCCCCCAACAAGGGCGCCGAAATCCTCGGCGAGCGCAAGGAAGGGGACTGGACGGACCAGACCGCTATGTTCCTCTCGGTTGAGAATACCGGTGAGGTCTCGAGCTATGGCGATCAGAACAACAACGGCATGTCCGACGCCAATGCGACCTTCCCACAGCGGCAGTCCTACCTCTACCAGACCCATATCGAATACGGTGAGCTGGAAGAGGCCCGGATGGCCAAGGTCAAGCTGAACTGGGTCGCCGAGAAGCAGATGTCAGCTGCGCTGACGCTGTCGAAGTTCCAAGACTACACCTATCATAATGGTGTTTCCGGACTTCAGAACTATGGGCTGCTCAACGATCCCTCCTTGTCAGCTCCTCTGACCCCGGCGACCAAGGCGGCCGGTGGCGTCACCTGGATCACGGCAGGCGGTTTCATCAACGGCACCGCCAACGAGATCTTCGCGGACATCCAGGCTCTCTTCATCCAGTTGGTGAAGCAGAGCGCGGGCCGTGTCGAAGCAACCGATGCCTTGACGCTGGCGCTGGCGCCGGCAGTTGCGGTTGCGCTGACCGCGACGAACTCGTTCGGCATCACGGTCTACGACATGCTTGCGAAGAGCTTCCCCAGTCTCAAGGTGAAGACTTCGCCGCGCTACACCACCGGCGCCGGCAACGTCGTCCAGCTCATCGCCGACAAGTTCGACGGCCATGACACCGGCTTCTGCGCCTTCAACGAGAAGTCGCGCGATCACACCCTGATCCCGACGGGGTCGGCGTGGCGTCAGAAGAAGACGGGCGGAACCTGGGGCGCGGTCATCCGCTACCCGGTCGCTATCTCGCAAATGCTGGGGGTCTGAGCATGGAAGACATGGTCATCGTCGGCTGCCGCTTGCCCCATGGCTTGGTACTCCAGCACCAGGAGAAGCGCCTGGAACAGGAGCCCGGAATCGGGGGCACCAACAAGAAGGTGGAGCGCTGGTACAAAATTGGCCCGGCCGTCACTCTCAAGGGATGGGCCTACCATGTCGACAAGGGCCCCCACACCCTGATCACCAATGGCTTCGCGATCACCCGCGTCAATGCCGAGTTCATGAAGAAGTGGATGGAGCAGAACGAACTGCACCCTGCAGTGACTTCTGGCAACCTCATCATCATGGCCTCGGTCGACGACGCAAAGCGGGAAACCGCAGGTCGTGACAAGGAGCGTGTCGGCTTCGAACCCCACGATCCGAAGAACGTGATCCCCGAGTTCAAGCGGCAAAACATTGAGACGGCCGTAATGGCCTGATCTTTCGAGGCAAACATGAGCGACCCAGTCCCTTTCGTTTATCAGGACTGGGCCGCTGCCTATCCTGAGTTTTCCAACGTCGGCGAACCACAGATCACGGCGCGCATCCTGCCCCTCGCGCGGCAGGTCATCGCCGGTTTCATTGGTTGCGTCAGCGATCCTCAGGAACAGACCAATTTTCTCTGGCTGATGGTCGCCCACCTCAGCCAGCTCAATTTCGGCACGGCTGCCAGCCCGGCGACCGGACTTGTCGGCCGCATCGCCAGTGCCACCGAGGGCAGCGTCTCAGTCCAGTTGGACTTTCAGTCCACCCAAAATCAGGCCTGGTACGTCCAGACCTCCTACGGCGCGCTGTTCTGGCAACTGGCGCGCCCCTATTGGCTCGGAGGCTTCAGCTTCCCCGCCCCTGCCCCGACGCCTTTCCCCTATCGATGACAAAGGAGCCCAGTCGATGGATATCGACGTGATGGCAATGAAGATCCGCGACCTTATGCTTGCGAACCAGTTGATGGGCGTCCAGATCGGTGAGCTGCTTGAGTTCAAGGCCGACGCCGAACGTCGCCTCGTAGCGCTTGAGCCTGAGAAGCCGGCTGCAGAGCACGAGCCAGTCGAGGTGCAGCAGCCAGACGAGCATGACTCTGAGGTCCCGCCCGCCGAAGCTCCCACTGGCGAGCCCCAGGAAGCCCATGAGAGCGATCCCGCTCCTACCCCAGCGGGTAATCCCGCCGAGGCCAGCCCTGACGCGCCACAGGCCGCCGAGCAGCCCTGATGGTCAAGATCAAGGGCGGCGACAAGCTCGAAGCTGCCCTTGCCAAGATCGCCAAGAACGTCACCAAAGCAGCGGCGGTTGATGTCGGGTTCCTTGAGAACGCGACCTATCCTGACGGAACATCGGTCGCGATGGTGGCGGCACTGAACGAATTCGGGCACGGCACGACGCCTCCTCGCCCGTTCTTCCGCGGCATGATCCAGGAGAAGAGCCCGGAATGGCCGAAGGCGATCGCGACGCAGCTCAAGGAAACTGAGTACGACGCAGCGAAGACTTTGGGCCGCATGGGTGAAGGGATCAAAGGGCAGCTGCAACAGGCCATCGCCGATTATGTCGGCCCTACCCTTTCGCCGATCACGGTCGCGAAGAAGGGCAACGACAAGCAACTCGTCGACACCGGCCATATGATGCGCAGCGCTGATTATCGGGTGAAGACATGAATTTGCACGGCCTCGTCGCCCCAGCGATCGGCATCGTGAACCCATTCGTCTCGGCAACCGTTCGGCGCTCTTCCGGCTATACGGTGCAGCCTGACGGCAACCGCGTTCCGACCTACACCGAATTTCCGGCCCGGGTGCAGGTCCAGGCGCTGACCTATACCGATATCAGCAGGCTGGATTCGCAGAACATCCAGGGCGTCAGGCGCGCGATCTATCTCAACGGTGCTGTGATGGGCATTGTTCGGGTCGACGAGCGCGGCGGCGACCTCATCGTCTTCCCGTCCGGCATCCTCCCCGAGGGCAATATCTGGCTTGCGGCCCATGTGCTCGAGGCGTGGCCGGACTGGTGCAAGGTCGCCATTACGCTACAGAATGGAAGCTGACCCGTGTCTCTGGTTGCTGCACCGACGCAATCCGCGATCTTCGTCGCGCTGCGCTCGTTCCTGATAGCTATTCTGCCGGCGGACGTCGAGGTCGTTCAGGGCCAGGACAACCGAGTTCCGGAACCTCAGGGCGACAACTATGTCCTGATGGTGCCGATCCTACGAAACCGGCTCTCGACGAATATCCATACCCCGCACGACGTCAGCTTCATCGGCTCGATCGCAGGCACGGCGCTTACTGTCACGGAAATGACGCTGGGCTCGATTGGGGTCGGCCAGGCCCTGTTCGGGTCGGGCGTTACACCAGGCACCACGATTATGGCCCTCGGCACCGGATCAGGCGGTGTCGGCACCTATACGGTTTCCCTGGCCCAGACAGTCGCCGCTGGCGCGCTGGCAAGCGGCTCCGAACAGATCATGCAGCCGACGCAGATCACGATCCAACTCGACGTCCACGGCCCCAACAGCGGCGACAACGCTCAGACGATCTCGACCCTGATGCGGGATCCAGTCGGCGTCGATTTGTTCGCGGCCTCAGGTTTCGACATCGCTCCACTTCACGCCGACGACCCGAAGCAGATGCCGTTCGTCAATGGCGAGCAGCAATGGGAATGGCGCTGGATCGTTGATGCCGTCCTGCAGGTCAATGCATCGCTGACTGTGCCGCGCGAGTTCGCCGAGAGCGTCAGCGTCAGCACTCACAACGTCCAGGCCGATTTCCCGGTCTGATCGGCTCAGGCCTTCACTCCAAAAACAGTCGTTCAACCCCGAGGATCACACCTTGACCACGATCCCTGCCTCTCAACTCGTCCGCGTCATCCCGAACGTTCTCAGCGCGGGCGGTGCGGCCCTCGTCATGAACGGCATCTTGCTCACCCAGAGCTCGCGTGTCCCGATCGATGAGGTCCTGTCGTTTCCGAACGATGGCGTCTCCGTTGCCAACTTCTTTGGCCTTTCCTCTCAGGAAGCCGCACTCGCCACGACCTATTTCAGCGGCTTCAACGGTTCCACAAAGAAGCCGGCCTCGATCCTGTTCACCCAGTACAACTCAGCGGCCGTCCCGGCTCTGCTCCGCGGCGGCCCGGTGAACAAACTGACGCTGGCCCAGCTGCAGGGCATCAGCGGCTCGCTTCAGATCATCGTCGACGGCTATCCCCGTTCTGCAGCGATTGTCGATCTTGCCACCGCTACCAGTTTCAGTGCGGCGGCCGCCCTGATCGAGCAGGATCTCAACGCCAACATCGCCAATGTTGCCTCGGTCACCGGGGCGATTGCAGCAGCGACAGCGGCCTTCACTGGCTCGGTTGCCGGCAATGTCCTCACCGTCACCGCAGTGACGTCGGGAACGCTGGTGCCTGGCGCGATCATCGCCGGAACCGGCGTCATCAACGGCACCCAGATCACATCGCAGATCAACGGTACACCCGGCGGCATCGGCGACTATGCGGTCTCAGCGGCCCAGGCCGTGAACAACGTCGCGTTCACGGCGACCTATGGCCTCCTGACAGTCACTGCTGTTGCTTCTGGCACCCTGTCGGTCGGGCAGGTTCTGTCCGGCACCGGCGTCACTGCCGGAACCTTGATCACTGGCCTCGGCACTGGTGAAGGCCTTCTCGGCACCTATTACGTCCAGAAGACGCAGACGGTCGCCAGCGGCACGATCACCGCTGCACCGGCGCCGGTCGATGTCAGCTTTGACTCAGTCGGCGGCGGCTTTGTCATCGCTTCCGGAATCACTGGGGCGGCGTCCTCGATCGCCTTCGCCACCGGCACGGCTGCAGCCCCTCTCTATCTGACGCAGGCGACGGGCGCAAACCCGTCACGGGGTGCTGCCGCGGCGGAGCCCGGCCCCTTCATGACGAGGCTCACCCAAGTCGCTCAGAACTGGGCGACCTTCATGACGACGTTCGATCCTGATGGGGGCAACGGCAACGCTCAGAAGCTTAAGTTCTCGACCTGGGCCAACGGCCAGGACGAGCGCTGGGCTTATGTCGCCTGGGATACCGATGTCACACCGACCGAGAGCGCCAATGCTGCGAGTTCGCTCGGCGCGCTGGTGTTCGGGGCGAAGATGGACGGCACCTGCCTGGTCTGGAGCCCGACCGACGGGCCAAACAAGGCCGCGTTCGTCTGCGGTGCGGCCGCCTCGATCGACTTCGAAGCCACGAACGGCCGGATCACCTTCGCCTTCCGAGGTCAGGACGGCCTTGTCGCCGATGTCACCGACGCCACGGTAGCCAGTAACCTGATCGCCAACGGCTACAACTTCTACGGCGCCTATGCGACGGCGAACCAGCAGTTCCTGATGCTCCAGCCCGGGCAGATCTCGGGCCGGTTCGAATGGCTGGACAGCTACGTTAATCAGATCTGGCTGAACAATGCTCTCCAGCTGGCCCTGATGGAGCTCCTCGTGAATGTCAATTCGGTGCCCTACAACGTCCAGGGCTACGATCTGATCAAGGTCGCCTGCATGGATCCAGTCGATGCGGGTCTGAACTTCGGTGCGATCCGCGCCGGCGTCACGCTCTCCAAGGCCCAGGCTGCGGAGATCAACAACACCGTCGGCCAGAGGGTCGACGAGTTGCTCTCGACCCAGGGTTGGTATCTGCAGGTCAAGGACGCCGCCCCTCAGACCCGACAGGCCCGCCAAACGCCGCCCTGCAACTTCTTCTACATGGACGGCCAGTCCGTGCAGCAGATCGTGCTGAACAGCGTCCTCGTCCAGTAAGCCTCAACCTGAAAATTCGGAGACCTTTCAATGGCTACGCTTACTGGCGCCAGCTGCATCATCACGATTGCGATTCCGGGGCTGTTCAACAGCCCCGTCACGCTCCAAGGCTTCGCCGCCGATGATGTTTTCGACGCCGATACCCAAGAGATCGCGGAAACGACCATGGGCGTCGACGGCATCCTGTCCGGCGGCTTCGTCCATGTCCCGGTCAAACAGACGATCGCACTGCAGGCGGACTCGGCATCGAACCTGATTTTCGAGACCTGGGCGGCGCAGCAGAAGGCCGCCTTGGACACCTATACCGCCAACGGCACCTCGAACATCGTGTCGACTGGCCGGTCCTATGTGATGAACAAGGGGTTTCTGACCTCGTTCCCCTCCATTCCTGCAGTGAAGAAGCTGCTCCAGCCCAGGCGCTACACCATCACCTGGCAGGGCATCCGGGCGGTCCCGAACTAAGCGGAGATGAGCTTTGCGCAAGACTAGTGATGTGACCATCACGGAAGACGGCCGTGATCAGGGCAAGACCTTCCAGATCCGGGAGATGTCGGCGCTCAAGGCGGAGCGCTGGGCGATGCGGGCACTGATCGCTGTCGGAAAGTCCGGGGTTGATCTGCCAGAGGGCTTTGCGTCCGGCGGCATGCGGTCCCTGGCAATCGTCGGGGTCCAGGCTATCATGCGTATGGATTTCGCGGATGCGGAACCTTTGCTCGACGAGATGCTCGATTGCATTTGCGTGAAGCCGGATCCGAAACGGCCAGAGGTCGTCCGCCCTCTCATGGTCGACGAGGATATCGAGGAAGTCTCGACGCTGCTGCGGCTGCGCCAGGAGGTCCTGGAGCTGCACACCAGTTTTTTCTCGAAAGGGAGGACCTCGGAACCGACTTCTCCGGCGCCCTCGACGGACCCGAGCTCCTCGAATACCCAAACCTTCCCGCGTCCATCGGTGGACTTCTCTCGCACTCCGCCAACAAGACGGCCGCGCTGATCGATCTCCAGGAACGCCTGTCAGTTGAGGACGTCTACGACCTCCTCGAGGTGTTGAGCGTCGACGCTCACAACCGCCTTGCCATCGCCAGGTACCAGGAAAAGCAAAGGGAATGACCCGTGCCCACCTTGATCGATAGCCTCGTCGTCGAACTCGGTCTCGATCCGAGCGAGTTCACGAAGGGCCAGAAAAAGGCGGCAGAATCCTTCCTGAAGACCAAGGACGAGGCTGTCAAATCGTCCAAGGCGATCGAGGAATCGGGTCGTAAGGCCGCCGACGGCATCAAGAAGATCGCCGTTGAAGCCCTAGCACTGTTCGCCATCTTCACCGGCACCAAGAGCATCACGAAATTCGTTTCGGATCTCATGAGCGCCGATGCCGCGCTGGGTCGCTTCAGCCGCACAGTCGGCATGGCCCCTCAGTATGTCGGCGCGATCGGCAAAGTCGTCGGTGAAGTCGGTGGAACGGCTGAGGCGACCGCCGGCACGATCGATGGCCTATCGAATTCTCTGACCCGCTTCCGGACTGCCAACGGAGATCTGCCGCAAGAGTTCTGGCAGCTCCGGGCCATGGTCGGCGGAAAGATCGATCCGCGCGGCTCCATGGTCGATTTCCTCGATCAGCTCGCTGCGGCTCTGCAGAAGGTTGAGAGGACCGATCCGCAAAAGGCCGCGATGTATGCCCGCGCCCTGAGCATCGATCCTGGCACCTATCAGCTCATGCTGAAATACGGCCAGGAGCTGTCGAAGGTCATCGGCCTCCGCAAGGACCTGGCGCCGTCGAACCAGGACATCGAGAACGCCCAGAAGTTTCAGGAAGCCTGGAACAACATCTATCAGTCGGTCAGAAATCTCATCGAGAAGGGCGTCAGGGCGATCGAGCCCGCGCTAACCCCGGTCGTCAACAAGATGACCGAGTGGGTCCAGGCCAACAAAGAACTGCTCAGCGATAAGATCGTCGAGTATGCGAAAGGGTTTGTGGCAGTCCTGAAGTCCATTGCCGAGAATGCGGATCTCGCTGTCCGGGCAATCGAAGAGCTGAACAGACTGACGGGTCAGACGCCGGCAGCCAAGGATGGTACCGCCAATGATGGTCGCGACGAAGCTCATGCCGCAACCAGTCGCGACGCTGTGCAGGATGGCGGCTACTGGCGCGATTCCACGGGCGTTTACAAGAAAGGCTCGTTCTTTCGGGATCGCGCCGATTACGCCTATGGCAACATCATGGGTGGCCGCGCCACAGGTGGTTCCGTCACCGGTGGCCAAGCCTACATGGTCGGTGAGCGAGGACCCGAACCCTTCATCCCAAACACAACCGGCACGATCATCCCGCATGACCGGCTTGGCGGAAACCTGTCTGTCGATGGCCGGCCGATCAACCGCGGCAACCCGATGCCGGTCACCTTGGCGAATAACCAAGGCGGCGGTGAAAATTGGCTTCAGACCCTGGGCAAATGGCTCGGGTTTGGTGGCAATAGCGGGTCGTCGGGCGGCAGCGGAGCAACCAGTGGCGGCGGAGGCTTCTTCGGCGCGGTTGGCAAGGCTGTGAAGGGTGTGCTCGGCGGCAGTGGTAGTGATGCCGGCTATAGCCCAGCACCTGGAAAACCGGGGCAATATCGCCCGGTCTATAAGCTCGGCGATGCGGATCTCAGCGACGAGGTGGTCAATGTGATCAACGGCGAGGCCACCTCCTCGAAACTGAGCACCGATGCCGTGATCAACAATATGTTCAATCGCCTCGGCACTCGCGCCTATGGCCCAAGCGGGAACTTACGCCAAGTAGCGTTGGCGCCGGGGCAATATGCTGCGAGTCCAAATCGAAAGACCGCAGCGGCTCGCGCAGCCTTCATCAGAGATCGCATTCGTGCAATCGCCTCTGGAGAAGTGCCGGACGTCACGACTGGAGCCAACGAGTATCGTGCCAGCTGGTACAATGGGCCTTGGGGTCGGAAACATGCCAGTTCGCCGGTGATCGGGGGCAATCGGTTCGCCTACAATCCCAAGGTGGCACCCGGGCCCTATGCTCCGTATGCCCGCCCCAACCTGGGACTCGCTGGCGGGGATGGTGTTCTGTCGGGGGCTAAGGGCGCGGCTATCGCCGGGGGCAGCACGACGAACGACAACCGCAAGACGTCGACTTCGTCGAGTAGCTCTAGCACCACAATCGGGAAGATCGAGATCCATACCCAGGCCAAGGATGCCAACGGCATCGCTGCCAGCCTGCATGACTCGATCCGGCGCAACGCAACGGCCTCAGCCGCCAACAATGGACCGAACTGAAGATGGCATTCCCGGTAAATGTTCCAAATGCGCCGGGAGTGCCCTCTGTCGTGTTCGCCGGTACGGCCGGCGCCGCGCTCAACCTGATCACCAGTGACATCGCCTCGATCTTTGGCGGCCTGCTGGGGTTCTCGCAATGGGGGATCTACTTCTTCGGCTTTCCCCTCGTCCTAGCCGACAATGTCGTTGCTTTTGAATTCCGCAACGAGTGGACGATCGGAGATTACCCAGTCGAGCGCGGCAGCTTCGAAAGCTACGACAAGGTTGCCACCCCATTCCTGGCAAGGGTGAGGTTTTCGGCTGGCGGCTCGGAAAGTGACAGGGCCGCTTTTCTCGCCTCGATCGAGGCCATCGCCGGCGACCTCAATCTCTATGACGTCGTGACTCCGGAGAAGGTCTATACCAGCTGCAACATCAATCACTACGACTATCGCCGAAGTGCGGATTCGGGCGCCGGCCTGCTAACCGTTGATGTCTGGCTGACCGAAATCAGGCAGACGGCCACGATGAACGCGCAAAACGCTCAGGATCCTGGTGCCTCTTCACAAGTGAACGGCGGTGGGGTCCAGCCGTCTACGCCGACACCGGCACAGGCTGCGACAACCCCAAGCTTTGTGAACTATTCGCCTACCGCGGTAGGCCAAACACCGCGCGGAGATAATTGAGGCACCGATGCAGATCGTCCCATTGCAGTCGGTGCCGAACCAGGCGATTTCCATCCTGCTCGGCGGCCAGAATTGCCAGATCAACGTTTATACAAAGGCCAACGGCCTCTTCCTCGACCTCTATGTCAATAACGAGCTGATCGTTGGTGGTGTCGCCTGCCAAAACCTGAACAGGATCGTGCGATCGACTTATCTCGGTTTTATCGGAGATCTCGGCTTCATCGATAATCAGGGGTCATCAAATCCAACTTATGACGGGTTGGGTTCCCGATTCAGCTTGGCTTATCTGGAAGCGGCAGATTTACCCTCCGCCTAATTATCCCAAGTTATCTTTCCGGAACCTTGATCAGAATTAATGACGAGCTCGATAGGATTGCATTTGACCAGAACTGACCATCGGTCTCCAAATTTAAGTCTCGCGCCTGTTTCACCAGCCGGCGAGGAAATCTGGCAGTTTCCTCGATTGATGCTGATCGACTGAATTGCCAACTTGTCCGACTTCGCCACAAACGTCAGCCTCCAGATGCCCTCACTGAAGGGCGCTTTAAGCACGCTGACATAATTCTCAGATTGATCTCGGTTAGTGGGCGCGGGCTGAGTGTCTGCCTGGATGGATGCTTCATTCTCCGTGGAAATTTGCTTTTTTCCGAACGCAACTAGACCCGAGGGCTCCATCCTGAACAGGTACTCATATGTACCTTTGTCTTCACCGATCGTCCCGGTAGCTACGAGTAAGCTGCTGGTCGCTTTATACTGAAACCGATCAACAAAGGTTGCGTCGCCAGCACTGGATTCGACCGATGGCAGGAAAGATACCTGACCGGTCCGAATGTTGACCACAACACCAGTTTCGCAACCAGTGCCGCACCCCCAGGTTTGAAGCGAGTATTCACCGCTGAAATTTATTGGCTTCTTGCTGGCGTCTCGAATTCTAGTTCGGAAGAGAACGGCATCTTTACCCGTAAAATCCGGTTTCGCGTGGGGGCCATTATATATCGACCCAACCGGATAACGATTGAACTCCGGGTCGGCATAAGCCGCTCCTCCGCTCAATATGAATACTGCTGCAGCAAGCAAGTAACGCATTGTCGTTCCTTTCGACCGCATCCTCTCACGCGCCCATCGGAAGTCAACGACCATCCCCGCCGATCTCGGTGGAGCATTTTCCTTTCGAGGCCTTCGAATGACCTTCAGCCAGAAGCTGATCAACGTCCAGTTTCAGCTGGCGTCCGGGTCGTTCGGCAAGAATGGCGACAACACCGCAACGATCACCGGGCATCGCGTCTCCTTCACCTGCGAATACCAGGGCGGCTTTAGCCAGAGCCAAGCCGCGATATCGATCTGGGGACTTCCCCTCAGCGTGATGAACCAGCTCTCGACGGTGGGAAAGAACTTCTCCCAGCGGCTCAACAACAAGATCGCGGTGTTCGCCGGCGAGAGCCAGGACGCCATGTCCGTCGTTTTCGAGGGCCAGATCATCACTGCCTTCGTCGATGCCGAGGGTATGCCTGACGTCGCGTTTCGAGTCCTGGCACAGCCCGGAGGCTATAACGCGGTGAAGCCAGCCAAGCCGATCAGCGTCAAGGGCTCAGCGAATGCTGCCGACCTGGTGAAACAGATCGCCGGCCAGCTCGGCCTTGGCTTCGAGAACACTGGCGTCGATGCCAAGCTGTCGAACCCGTATTTCGCAGGATCGCCGTGGACCCAGCTGCAGCAGCTTGCAAGACATGGCGGGTTCTTCTGGACGGTCGAGTGCGGAAAGCTCGCCATTGTAAAGCCGGGACAGTCCAGAAAGAACAGTGAGGTCCTGATCTCGCCGCAAACCGGCATGGTGGGCTATCCGGCTTTCTCGCAACAGGCAGTCATCGTCAAGGCTCTCTTCAATCCGGCGGTGAAGCACTATTCGAAGGTCAAGATCCAGAGCGATCTCACCTCCGCATGCGGCGAATGGCAGGTCCGGAAGTATGTGCTCGAGCTCGAATCCATGATCCCGCAGGGACGATGGTTCATGACCCTTGAATGTCTCCCAGGAGATGCACCTGCAGGTGTCGCATGAGTAGAAAGCCAGAGGGTTACTTCGGCCAGCAGGGCGCTGCGGCGGACACATCCGACGTAAACGCCGCCGAATTCCAGATCCAACAGGCTCTGTTGAAGGTCCGAACAACGGTTCCCGTCAAGATCATTGCCGTCCACGGTGGCGGTACCGGTGGCGCGCCGGCAACCGTCGATGTCCAGCCATTGATCAATCAGATCGATGGCCAGGGCAACAAGACCGACCATGGCATCATCTATGGCATTCCCACGACGAGGAGCCAGAGCGGAAGCGCCGGCATCGTCATGGACCCGTCTGTTGGTGATATCGGCGTCATGTCGATTGCCGATCGCGACATCTCTTCGCTGAAGTCGAACAAGGGCGGCCAGTCCAACCCCGGCTCATTCCGGACCCATGATCTCGCCGATGGGATCTACACCCATACGATCCTCAGTGCCCAAGCCCTGACAAAGTTCATCCACCTGAGCGGCGACGGGATCTCGATGCAGGACGAGCACGGCAACAAGGTTTCCTCGAGCGGCGGTGGATGGAACTTCAACGGCGTCGTGATCGACAGGTCCGGCAACATCTCAACCCCGGGCGGCATCACTGCCGGTGCCGGAGGCGGTGATAGCGTCACCCTGCAGCAGCATCGTCACGCCGGCAGCCCGCCGCCAGATCCAGGAACCTGAGGGAGGCAATCATTCGCACCTTGCTTCTCGATACCGAGGCCTGGGATCTCGCAGTCGATACAGCCGGCAACATCGCCGTAGCTAGCGAGCCCTATTCCCTCGCCCAAGATGCCGCCAGCGCAATCCGCCTATTCCTCAACGAGCTCTATTACGACACCTCGCAGGGTATCCCCTACTTCGAGCAAGTTCTCGGTAGGCGGCCGCCGATCTCGCTGATGAAGGCCCATTTCAATCGCCAAGCCATGTCTGTCCCCGGCGTGGTCAAGGCACAAAGCTTCATCACCGACTGGACCGACCGCAAGGTCAGCGGACAGGTCCAGGTCTGGGATGCGAACGGCAACGCCTCCGCCGCAGGATTCTGAACCCATGACAGTGCAGACCAATGTGCCGGTCCCGCAATGGACCGACAAAGGGTTCATTGTGCCCGCGACCGCCGATATCCTTGCCGGCGTCCAGGCCGACATCAATGCCGCGTTCGGCGGGAACCTCAACTTCACCACCAACGATGGTTCCACGACGAACCCGACGCCTCAGGGACAGCTTGCCGCCTCGGAAACCGCAGTCATCGACAACGCCAATGCGCTGTTTCTTCGGACGACGCAGCAAGTCGATCCGGCCTTCGCTGAAGGGCGCATGCAGGATGCCATTGCTCGCATCTACTTCATTGAGCGAAACCCGGCGCAGCCAACCGTCGTACAGGCGCTCTGCACGGGCCTTCCTGGCGTTGTCATTCCACCCGGCGCACTCGCTCTTGCCGCTGACGGAAACCGCTATATTTGCACCGCTGGAGGCACGATCGCGCTCTCCGGGAACGTCACTCTGCAGTTCGAATGCTTGGCGGTTGGGCCGATCCCGTGCTCCGCCGGATCTCTAAACCAGATCTACCAGGCCATTCCCGGTTGGGACTCGATCTCCAATCCGGCAGATGGCGTGCTCGGAAACGATGTCGAGAGCCGCTCAGCATTCGAAGCCCGGCGCGCGCAGTCCGTCGCCTTGAACTCCCTCGGCAGCCTGCCATCGGTTCTTGGCGCGGTCCTGAACGTGCCAAATGTCATCGACGCCTATGTGACCGAGAATGTATCGAACTCGATGCAGACGATCGGTGGCGTCTCGCTCTATCCGAACTCGCTCTACGTTGCGGTGGTCGGCGGCGACTCCAATGCTATCGCCAAGGCCATTTGGTCGAAGAAGGCTCCGGGCTGCGCCTACAACGGCAACACGACGGTGCAGGTGCAGGACACCAGTGCGGGATATGTTCCGCCCTATCCGACCTATCCGGTGTCGTTTCAGATCCCCGCTCCGCTGCCAATCTACTTCGCCGTCAAACTCAGCAGTGGCCCGCAGGTCCCTGCCGATGCAGCAACTCAGGTCCAGAATGCAATCATCGCGGCATTTGGCGGTGAGGATGGCGGCATCAGAGCCAAGGTCGGCACGAAGATCTATGCCAGCCGGTTTTATTCGGCAGTCGCGGCTTTGGGTTCCTGGGTCCAGATCGTCTCGATCGAGATCGGTACAAGTGCGCTCGATGCGACGCATTTCGAGGTCGGGGTGAACATCAACCAGATCCCGGTCGTCTCGGCGGCCAATATCAACGTGGCATTGAGCTGATCGATGACAGGCACCGGACCCGATTATCCCAGGCCCCCCGCAGCGGGGTCCAATGGGATCGGGCAGTTTATCATTGGCGTCAGCCCGATCGGGGATATTCCGTCGTTCGACGTCTGGAAGACGGTCATTTCGCAGTATGCGAACAGCCCGATCCTGACCCGCCTCATCGAGAACATCGCCGTTTATATCGACCCAACGAAGAACCTCGATCTCTTCTTCGACTACATCTGGAACGTGGCAACGGCCCAGGACTATGGGCTCGACGTCTGGGGGCGCATCGTTGGTGTCCGTCGCATCCTGCAGGTCCAGACCGGCGACTGGTTCGGCTTCGGTGAGGCGCTGCCAGGATCGGAACCCTTTGGCCAGGCAGCGTTCTATTCAGGCACTCCGCTGACCAGTAACTATTCGCTGTCGGATGAGTCCTATCGCCTGCTGATCATGACCAAGGCGGCGGCGAACATCACCGATGGTTCGATCCCCTCAATCAACCGGATCCTGATGTCGCTCTTCCCTCATCGAGGGAATTGCTACGTCACCGACGGCACCCCGCCCGGTGATTGGTTCGGTTTCGAGGAATCGCGCAACGCCCACGGTTTCAACCAGGCGCCGTTTTACGGCGGCCAGGCCGTCCCCACGATGGTGATGACCTACACCTTCGAATTCGACCTCACGCCTGTCGAACTCGCGATCGTCCAGCAATCCGGCGTCTTGCCGAAACCCACCGGCGTCTTCGCCTCGGTCGTCGTGCCCAACTGAGAGCCATCCATGAAGTATAATCAGATCCCGGCGAAGTTCCCCATTCCGTGGGGATTCAATGCCGGCGGCGGCTTCATCAACCCAATCCCGACGCCCTCGCAGACCGCCATCAACCCCGGCCGGGCGTCGCTCACGGATGGCTTCCCGCCCCTAAATTTCCAGCCCGTTGGTGCCGGCGGCGTCCCGCCGTTCGGCCAGGATATGAACGGTATCCTGAACCAGATCACGTTGTGGAGCCGGTGGCAGGCGGCAGGTGCCCCGATCAGGTTCGACGCGGATTTTTGTGCCTCGATCGGCGGCTACCCGATGGGTGCCATGCTGTCCGGCAGTACGTCGGGGACGGTCTGGCTCAACACGGTCGACGACAACCTGACCAACCCCGAAGGCCTCAGCCCCGTCGGCTGGATCAATCTCGCCACACAGTCCGCGTCGATCAGCGTCGGCACCGACACAGGCGGCGCCAACGTCCTCACCGCCGACGTCAGTCCGGCGCCGACGGCCTATCTCAACGGCGCGATTTACATCGTGCAAAAGATCGGCACCGCCAACAACGGCGCAATGGTGGGCAATATCCAGTCACTGGGACAGCGCCCTATCGTCGGGCCCAATGGCGCCCCGCTCACCCCAGGCCAGTATCCGGCGAGCCACAACGGCATCCTGATCTATCTGGCGGCCCTATCGTCGCTGCTGCTGCTCAACCCAGCCTCAGCGGCCGATCCGAGCACCGTGCAGCCCGGGACAATCGAGTTCTACACCGGTGTTGTGCCGCCGACGGGGCGTATCAAGGCCAATGGCGCCTCCCTGAGCAGAACCACATATGCCGCTCTGTGGTCGTTTGCCCAGGTCAGCGGCAATCTCGCCGGCTCCCAAGCCCTGAAGACCGCAGGCCAGTTCGGCCCTGGAGATGGCAGCACGACCTTCACGATCCCGGATCTCAGAGGATACTTCCTGCGAGCATTCGACGACACTGCGGGCATCGATCCCGGCCGGGCCTTCGGCAGCACGCAAGGCGATGCCTTCAAGAGCCATAGCCATCCAACCATGGCGCAGTCAGGTGGGAATGTGTGGGTCGATGCCGGCAGCGTCGCAACAGGGCCGAATGCTGCTGGTCGAGCAATCAACGCTGCATTTACGGGTGTTTTCACCGGCGCAAGTTGCATCACCGGTCTGACGGGCGACAGCGAGACCAGGCCGAAGAACATCAGCCTTCTCGCCTGTATCAAAATCTGAGGTCGACATGCAGATCTGGAATTACGAAGCCGGCTCCGGTGCACTCATCGGGCCCGGCGCAGCCGATCCATGTCCGATCGAGGCCGGGCATTACCTTGTGCCGGCGAACGCGACCTCGATCGCGCCGCCGCAATTCGATCCAGAGACGGAAACCTGCACCTTCCAGGACGATCGCTGGATCGTGTCCACCCTGCCGGCCTCTGCAGCGGAACCGAAACTGGAGCTTTCCCAGATCGCGGCGGAGGCTTCGGGAGTTTGCGCCGCCATCGCCCAGGACATCCTCCGCCAGATCTACCCAGATCCGGTACGGCAGGCCGCTATTCAGAGCGCGGCTGCTTTCGTCATCGCCAACGGAGGGAGAGCCCCGACATCGGGCCCGGCCGCTCAGAGGGTGCGCGATTTAGCGCGGCTGCACATCAAAGGCGCGGATGCCGCTGAGATCTTTTCGTTGATCGTCGTCACGCTCCAACTCGCTACGATCGATCTCAACATCGCCCTCGCCTCGGCGGAAATCGCTATCGCGGCGGCCAAAAAGGTAGTGCAGATCAAGGCAGCTGTCGACGCCTTCCAAACCTCGATCACAACCATTGTCGCCAGCATCAACGAAAGCCGCCTGCCGGCGCCTGTCGTTCCGCCTGAGGCAATCGTGATCCCCGGAATCAACGCGTAGAGACCCGACATGAAGCTTCGTATCCTCGCCGCCCTGGCCATGCTCTGGCCAGCGTTGGCGCTTGCCCAAACGTCACCGAACCTGACCTATGGCCAGGTACCGACGCCAGGCCAGTGGAACAGCTACTTCGCGGCCAAGCAAGATGTCCTCGGGTACACGCCCGTGAACCGCGCCGGCGATACCATGTTCGGCACGCTGAAGACTCTTTCTCCGACGGGGAACGCGGCTGGCCTTGTGGTGACACCCGGTCTGGCGCCGTCGTCGCCGGCCGATGGGAGCATCTGGGTCACCAATACCGGCATCTTTACCCAGATCAACGGATCGACAATCGGCCCCCTCGGCGCCGGCACGATCAATGGCCCTGGCATCACGACAGCAGGCAATGTCGTCACCTGGGGCAACGCCACCGGTACCGCGCTGCAGGACATCGGGAAGGCCGCGCCCGCGGGAGATTTCGTCGGGACAACCGACACCCAGACGCTCACCAACAAGAGCATCTCGGCCGGCCAGATCAATTCCGGCACGCTTGCGCCGGCACAGTTGCCGGCCCTGACCGGCGACGTCACCAGTTCGGCCGGCACTGCCGCAACCACAATCGCCGCTGGCGCCGTCACTTCAGCCAAGATGGCGACGGGCGCGGCAGTCGCGAATATCGGCTTCACGCCGCTGAATCGCGCCAGCAATCTCTCGGATGTCGCCAACGTCACCACATCCCGCACGAATCTTGGCCTCGGCTCTGTCGCGACGCTCAACAGTGTCAGCCTGACCGCAAACGTCACCGGGACGCTTCCGGTCGCCAACGGCGGTACCGGCGCGGCAACGCTGGGGCAATACAACGTCCTGATCGGAAATGGCACCTCGGCGCTTGCAGGAACGCTCCTGACCTCTGGCCAACTTCTCGTCGGTCAGACCACGTTCCCGCTAGCCAGAACGCTCAGCGGAGATTGCACCCTCGCTAACACCGGGGCGATCACCTGCCTCAATACCAACGGTGTCGCCCTCGGCACCGCAGCAACAAAGAACGTCGGCACGGCCGCCAGCAATGTCGTTCAATTGGACGGCTCCGCTCGCTATCCCGCCGCCGACGGTTCCCAGATCACGAATCTTCCCGGCGTCATCTCCGTTCCGGTAAGGCAAACCGTCCTCTCCGGGCCCGCCTCTAGCGGGCTGCCGAACTTCCTCCCGGGCACGGCTGCAAGTCTCAGCATCACCAGCCAAAATGTCTCGACGGGTTCGGCCGCACTTATTGCGACCGCAGGAAATGGCTATGGCACGAACGGCGCCATCAACGTCATCGGCCAAGCGACGAGCAACCTGACCTGGCCCGGTCTCACCGCGTCGACCACAAACTACCTCGGCGTAACGATCAGCGGTGGAGCACTTAGCCCGTTCTCGACCACGCTTGCCCCGATCTATCAGTTCGGGGGAGCGATCTCGACGACGAACGGCCAATACTCCTTCGATATCGTCGGGATGCAGATGTATCTCGGGAATGGGACGGTTGCCAATCCAGTCAACGCCGTCTTCGTTGGAGAGGTTGCGACGAGCGCCACGGCAGTCACTTCCTCGATTGCCTATGCCTACCGTCGTTCCTATCGTTATGTTGATACCGGGTCGTTCCCGAGCGCTGGTACAGCCGTCTCGAAAGCACACAACATCGGCACCTCAGTTGGTCTTGTGGGCACGCTCAGCCTTGTCTGCGCGGTTGCAGAGGGCGGGTATAATGTCGGGGACGTTGTAACCCACATCGGAATGGCGTCGGCAGGCCCGTGGTACTCACCTCTCAGCCTAGGGCTCGACAACTACAACGCCAAGTTCGCCTCGGGCTCGAACGTAGCGTTCCTTATCGCCAATCCCACGAACGGCACCGTTTTGACAGCGCCCACGCTGTCAAGGTGGCGCTACGCCATCCAAATATCGAGCACTTGGTGAATGATCATGTGGATCAACCCCAGCACTGGAGCAGTCTATGTCGGCGATTGCAGTCCCGGAGATCGGGAGGCAACCGCCAATGAGATTGCGGCGTGGCAAGACGCCAATACCCCAACCAAAACGATCATCTTCAAGGCCGACATCTGGCGCCGGGCGACCGATGACGAAGCCGCCACGATCGATGCTCAGCTGAACGCCCAGCCCGTTCGTCTGCGTCGCATGTGGCAGGATAGTCAAACCCTTTCCACCAGCGATGAAATGTACCCGGTCGTAAAGGCGGCTTTCGAGGCGGCGTTCGGCGTCAATCGGGCAGCTGAATTGCTGGAGCCCACGGCCTAACTTTCCCAACTCGATGAGCTCTTCGCTGCGACGATCGCCGCCTGATCGATCCGTCACGTCCGACCACCTGGGCCCCGCTTCGGCGGGGCCTTTCTTTTGGAGTTCCGCCCATTGCTCGATCGCCGAGATATCCCGGCCGTCTCTTTCGCCGTTGGCCTGATCTGGGCAGCGGTCTCGATCGATCCAGCCTTCGGCGCACAGACCGGCATTGCCTCCTGGTATGGACGCGAGAGCGGCAGGCGCACGGCCAACGGAGAGCCGTTCCCCACGGCGGCGCGGACTTGCGCCCACAGGACGGCTCGGTTCGGCACGCGTCTCAAGGTGACCGTGCTGGCAACAGGGCGATCGGTCGTTTGCCGCGTGAACGATCGCGGCCCCTTCATTCGCGGGCGCATCGTCGACCTTAATCCTGCATCGGCGCGAGCCGTCGGCTTGTCTGGCCTGGGCCGGGTAAAGATCGAGGCCCAGTAACCACCCAAAATCGAGAGACCGATCATGGCCAAGCTTTACATTACGGAATTCGACGCCCTGGGCGCGAGCGGCCTCAATCCTGGCATCGCTATGACTGCCCAAGTCGCGCGCCAGCCGCCTGTCAACGAGCAAGCTCTCGCTATCGGCGCTTCATCTGTCCCCTCGGAAGCGCTCGATCCGTCCACGGTTCTAGTGCGACTCCATGCCGACGAGGCGTGCTCGATCCTATTCGGAGCCGATCCCACGGCAACCGCCGACAGCGCCCGTCTCGCCGCAGGGCAGACCGAATATTTCGGCGTCAGGCCAGGCCTGAAAATCGCCGTGATCTCGAACACCTGAGGAAGTGCCATGTTCGGAATCGGGCAGTTGGGCGGCCAAAGCGCTCCATCGGACGGGCCGTCCCCATCTCCATACGATCCGGCAGCCCAGGCCTTCTTCGATCGAGCTGTCGATCCGATTTCGGACACCGACAAGGGGCACTACAACGCCTTCTTCACCGCATTGGCCCAAGCTGGTTGCAGCGCGGATGACTTCGATTTCATGTGGCTGGTTCGCACTGGAGCGGCAGGAAATGCGGCGCTCGACCTGTGGGGCAGCGCCTACACATTCACTCCCGGCGGCACCACCGGCAGCCCCGTGTTCGTCCCGCGCGTCGGATATGACAATCAGGGTGTCACTCCCCCCGCTTTCCTGAACACGAATTTCTTCCCAAGCGGCACGACGAAGCTCGGCCTGAACAGCGGTCACATCGGGTTTTATCGCATCGGGATCGCGGCTGATGCCGGTGTGTCGGCCATGTTCATGCTGTCCTACAACGATGCATTCGAAGGAGTGCTGATCGCCTACAAGATCGGCGACAATCCCGAAGAAATATGGGCCGGCATCAATTCGACCGGCTCCGGGGGATTGCGCGTTCCCATCAACAACAAGCACTACATCGTCTTGGACCGGGCAGACGCCAATACCATCAATGCCTATGGCGACGGCTCGCTGATATCGAGCAATGAGGACGCAGTTACGGCCCTTGCCGCCGGCACCGCGCCTCTGCAGTGCATGGGCTCCGCCGCGACCGGAACCGGCAGTCAAGACGCCTTTGCGTTGTTCCATGGCGGGCGTTCGCTGGGCGCGGCCAAGGTCGCCGCGATCAATGCTGCCTTAGTAGCCTACGTCGCTGCCGTCCACCCCTAAGCACCACCGGAGACTTCCATGCTCTTCCGTACCCTGCTTGCCGGGCTGCTGGTGCTCGCCCTTGCGTCATGCGCCACCCGCCAGCCTGACGCTCCGATGTGGGCTGGGGTCTCGAAGGAGATCCGCAAATGGTGAGACTGCTGCTGATCCCGCTGTTCGCCATTATCAACCACATCCGGGGCGGCGGCGGTCTCTTCGGCTCGAGGTTCGTCGCTCTCCTTCAGCGCATTCCGGGTAACGGAGATATCACCGCCGCCCCGTTCATCGCGCTGATGGCATGGGCGGCCGGCGCGTCGGCTTTCGGGCTGCCGAGCTGGGCGTCATGCCTCATCTTTGCCTTGTGCTGGCTCGCTTGGTCGACGCCGGCCTGGGGATTTCTCCAAGGCCTCGGTCGCGGGCCCGGACCAATCGAGACGCGCGCGCCAAGCTGGTACGAGGCGCTATTCATCCGCTGGTCTTTCGGCAGCCCCCATCTCGCCTACGGCTATCGGACAACGCTGTTCCTGATCCCGACGGCGATCTGCTTCGGCTGGCCCTGGATACTTCTGGGCCCGCTGCAGGTGGCTGCCTATGAGGTCGGATGGCGGCTCAGGCCCACCGGTGGCGTCGCCGTCGGTGAATCACTAACCGGCGCTCTGTGGGGCGCTGGGCTCCTACTGCTCGCGACAAACTGAGCGGCCCGGATCTCGCTTTTGGAGGGGACCAATCAGCGCGAGAAACCGGACCGCCGACTACTCTTTGCGAGGACGCTTGTCGGGGGCGACACAAGGCTCCGCGACCTCGCACCTCCAAACTGAGCAAACTCAAATCAGTTCCCGCGAAAAAGCGCGGCCCGGCGTCGCTATATCCGGCAGGGACAACCACACCGGGCCGCTGCGCCGGCAACACCACATATACCGGCGCGCGCGAAGAACGGTTGAAGGCCGGATTTGGTTCCGTCGAACTTCGTCTCCGCGCAAGTGGCTGAAATCGCCCCACGAATCCAATCGCAAAAATTAGCAAGGCCTCCCAATGAGCGACACTCTCGCCCAATCGATCAAGCTCGTCTTCGGATCAGAGGGCGGCTATGTGAACCATCCGAAGGATCCGGGCGGCGCTACGAAGTACGGCATCACAGCCGCCACTCTCGGTGCCTGGCGCAAGCTTGGCCGCAAAGCGATGCCGCCTGAGGTTGCTGCGCTCACTTTGGCCGAGGCGACGCGGATCCTCGACAAGCAATATGCCCAGCCGATCCGCTACGCGGAACTGCCGTCCCCCATCGATTATGTCGTCTTCGACGAAGCAGTGAACTCCGGTCCAGTACAGGCGATTAAGGACCTGCAGGCCTGCGTCGGGGCGAAAGTCGACGGGAATATCGGTATCAACACGCTTCGGGCCGTTTTGAGCGTCAATGATCGGGCAGCCCTGGTCCGCAAGCTTTGCGCCCGCCGCCTTGGCTTCATGCGCCGCCTCAAAACATGGCTGACCTTCGGCCGTGGCTGGACCAACCGGGTCAATCACGTCCAAGCGACCGCTCTAGCGATGATCAAATAGTCCGAGCCCGGCGCAACTATGAATAGCGATGATCCGGTCATTTATCCGGCGTCACATTTCGGCTCTTCATAGGGGTGCGCTCTCACATAGTTGGTCTCAGTGAAGTTCGGACAGCCAGGGATGAATAGGGGTTTGTATCCCTTCGCCCTCACGCAATTGTCGATGAATTTTGCTGCAGCATCCTGGTGCGAGCCCTCTGGAATTGCGTTCACACAGGCAGTCAGGTCACGACCCTTCATGTCATTGGATGCGTTCGGCTTCCACATGTAGGCGTGGGGCGCTCCATTACATCCAGCGACGGCCAAGGCCAAAACGAGTACCCACCCCTTCATGTCTTCCCCCTGCTTTTCGCCAACATCGAATAGTGGGCGCAAGTAGTCAATCGGCCGTTGCAGGCCGCCTCCCGCGCCCGGCCGGCTGCCGAGCATCCCTCCTCACAGCAGGATCTTCCGATGAACCGCCTTTATCTCGCCGCGCTGCTGGCGCTCGCGCTGGTGACGACTGTCTTCTTCCACCCGATTGTCGGCCTGGTGCTGTTCGCCGCCGGGATCGTCACTCCGCTCCTGCCGGCATATGCCTGGGCCGGCGCTGTGGCGCTCGTCGCACTCGTCGCTCCGGCTCTCGCTCAGACCGCAACCGACGCGGCCGGCACCGTCGTTTCGATTCCCTACGGCGACTGGATCAGCAGCATCGGCACGCTTATCCTCGGCATCGTTCCCGTTGCGCTGCTATGGCTCGTTCGCAAGTTGCCCGCGAGCATCGCTCAGATCATCTCCACCATGCAGGTCGATCAGCTCCTCACCAAGGCAATCGGCTATGCGATCAATGCCGTTGAAGGGGCCACGGCCGGCAAGACCCTGAGCGTCAATGTCGGCAACGCTGTCCTGGCTGAGGCCCTGAACTATGTCACCGTCCATGCCCCGCAGTGGCTGATCAATTGGATGGGCGGTCTCGATGCCATTGCTCAGAAGATCATCGCTCGGTTGAACCTTGATCCGGCCGCAGGCGTCACCTCAGTCGATGGGACGCCGGTGATCACCGGCAGCACTCCAGCAGCGGCGCCAGCCGCCCCAGCCCCGGCGCCAGCCGCATGAGCGCGTTCTGGTCTGCGCTGCTGGCTCTGTTCCTTGATGCCTTCGGCAAGGCCGCTACGGACTGGCTGACGGCCTGGCAGACCAAGAAGCAAGCGGACGAGGCGATAGCAACTGCTGCCGTCTCGGACGCCGCCACCGAAACCCAGCAGGTCATCACTGGAGTCTCCGATGCGCGCTCGCAACTTACTTCCGCTGGCTCTGCTGGCGATCTGGCTGCCGAGCTGCGCACACGCGCCGCCGCCCAAGGCAGTGGCAACAGTGCCGGCCAAGGCAACCAATCGGCAAGCTGAGATCAAGCGCCAGCTTGCCCCACTCTGCCCCAATCCCTTGCCGGCGGCTTCGCTCAATCGCGCTGCCGATTATCTCGATGCTCACCCCGATGCCTTTCCTGTCGTCGGGGATCTCGACCGATTGGATCGCGAGACCAGGCTATGCCGCGGCCTTTCACCTGGCCCCTGAGGGACACGCTTCTCAATGGCACTGCACCGCTTCTTCGTATGCTGGGGTTGGAGATGATGGCAAGATCTTACGGGGAAGCGGAGCTGCATCGCGCGGTCGGCGAACTCGACGCCAAGGTCGAGATGATGCGCGAGGACATGCAGGCCATTACCAATGACCTCAAACAGTCCATAGCGGAGAACCACCGGATCCTGCAGAAGCTGGATAAGGTCGAAAACAAGCTCAACCCATTGCCGGATGCCGTGAACGGGCACGATGCCAGAATCGTGAAGCTCGAGCAGTTCGACGGAAAACTGATGGGGGTCGTCACCCTTGCCGGCATCACGATCTCAGCCATCGGGACCGGCTTCTGGATGCTGATCACCAACTTCTCGGCGGTCGTGTCGTTCGCCAAGAAGCTGTTTGGCTGGGGGCCGTAAGGCTTATCTGGCCCTACCTCTCGCCGCACTGACAGCGGCACACTGGCCCCTGGTCCTTCGGGATCGGGGGCCTTTATTGGGTTTTAGAGTCCTCGCCACGCCTCTAATATGGATTAGATCATCTAAGCAGATTCGATTTTCGATCAAGAAAACGTTTCGCTGATTTCTGAGCTAAGACTTTTTGTTGGATGCCCATACGTGTTTGCAACACGTCGTGACAGAAACAAATAAGGAATCCACGTTGTCGCCATTAAAACGTGAAATGTTAAAAATTCGTACGAATGAATAATGATTCTACTTCCATTCAGCAAAAAGTAGAAATAATAATTTATCCATATCTCATACGTCGAAAGAAGAAGCCCGGCAATGTAAAAATACATTATAGAAATGGGAGCGTTTTTGTTTTTATTTTTAATGTAATATATACACCGCACTCCGACTACTAAAGTTATTACTTGAAAAAATACGACAAAAAGAAAATGATACGGAAGTCTAGCAATGACTGGGATTGTTACTATCAGGCATATGATAAGATATCCCATCGTAAAAAGTATGCTGATTGACGCTGCAATCATCCACCCGCCGTTACCGACGAGAGCTGCGCCTTGTTCCAACCTCGTTAAGCTGTCGTCGGAATTTTCCATGGTATTATTCCGCGCTTCGGCAACGCTAACAATGGCATTGCGTATCACGTTTGTTAAGACTTGCGCGACGCTCGCGGCGAGAGCTTCATATTCTCACGATACGATTCCTCTGTTTGGCAATGCAAATATCCAGATTAAAGCTTCTCTTTTGCCTCCGACTTTTGCAACGCCTTTCATCGCCCCTCTGGCCTTCGGGCTGGAGGGGCGTCTTTTTTGTTTTACCCACTTCTCCTTAGTCTTAGCTTTCGTCGCTCCTATCGTTCGCTGGGCCGCAGCGCCGCCGACATGCACCCATTAAGTTTCGGAATGGGGACAGTTTTGATGCATCGGACGACGTTCGCTGTAGACCGCGTCACGCCTTGAACGCATTGCCGCCATTGCGAGGAGTGTGGTGCAAAGTGGGCGTTGCAGGCGGCCACAACATCTTCGTGCTTAGGGGTTCCGCTAGAATCGACGCGTATGTTCTGGCGGACAGGGGCGCAGGCTGCTAGCCCCAACATCACGATTACAAACATGACTTGAATTCTCACAACTTGGTCCCCGGAATTCAATGATCAGCGTATCTGGCCCTTGGGCCAGAGGAGCTCTTTTGTGCTCTATCCAGCTCCATTATTGCCATAAATATCGTTCGCGAATGTCTACTTTTCAGATGGTTTGCTGGGCGGGCTTGAAGTTGCTTCCTCATATTCGCCGAGACGATCATACCGTACTCTGAAATCAGCCCCCAGCTCCGCTCGCAACAACGGAAGCACCTGCCCTACAGCCTCTTCGAATGCAGCGTATTCCTCTCGAGACCAAGGCCCAGGATCAGGAGGGTCTTCCCAGTTGAGAGCGGTATCATGCAATCGTGACAGCTCGTCCAACTTATTCCTCAGGCTTCCCGACAAGGGCAGTCGGTCTTCAATCGAGCCAACATCGAATGCGGCCCGTGCGGCATCGTTATCACACCAGAGGTAGCCCCCTCCCCATGCAAACCTCAGGCGCAGGTCATAAGTCATGATCTTGGCGGGAAACTGTTGTTTCCGTTTGCAGCGAGAGCCGAATGTTCTGCCATTCCGCCCAGCAGTTTTCGGGATCAATATCTCGGTAGCCTCTTGCTTCTTCAACCTCGGCAACCGCGAATAGAGGCATCGCAATGGCGGGCGCGGCATCACGAATTTGCAACACCTCGGCTTCATCCAATGGAGAGCCTTTTTCCCGCTCGGCATGCAACAAAGTTGCAACCAGGCTTGGCACGCAACAGATCACCAGTTCGCTTTCGGCCAATTTCCCCTCCTCTCCGAATCCAGGGTAGGGCTTTATCTCATAGCTCTATAGACCGTCGTCGGCCCCACGTTCGCCGTCCGCCCGTCGATCGCGCTGACTTCCTTGCCGTTGAGGAGCCAGACCAGGCCCATGGCGTCGTATCGCGTCAGCGGTGCCACGGGATGCAGGCTGAAAAGGTCTTCAGCGGTCCAGCCCAGTTCGGCGGCCTCTTGGCCCCAATCGGTCAGGAACTCGATTGCGTCGAGCTTTGCTTTCTCCCAGCGCTTCGGGTCGTTCGTCGGGTTCGTCGTCATGAGCTTGGCCAGCTCATCGGCGAACGGGCCGGCATAGGCTGGGGCTCGGGCAAGGGCGGCGGGCATCGGCATATCTCCGTCAAACGGTAGATCGAACAGCAGCTCAGCGGGGTCGGCCATCGATTCTACCTCGGACAGATTGAGCGACATAACGGTTCGGATTCGGTTTATTTGCTGGATGCCGGGCGCGGAACGATGACGAGTTGTTCATCCGGCAATGGGCGTTGAAGGGCCTTCGCCTCACCCCATGGCGCTCGCAACCACGTCTCACGCTCCTCGGCAGTCGTGAGGATCACGGGCATAGCTTTGGCATGGTGAGGCTTCACAACCGCATTGGGCTCTGTCGTCAGAAAGCCGAAGACATCGGCCGTGACCTCGCCCTCTTTCACCTTCCGGACCGAGGTCCAGTTCGTCCAGATGCCGGCGAAGAACGCGACCGGCTGGTTGTCATTGAGGGCGAACCACTTCAGCGCCTTGCCGCCCTTCTCGTTCTTCTCGCTGTCGGAATATTCGGAGAAGGCCGTCATCGGAACCAGGCAGCGATTTTCAGTGCCGAGCCAACGCCGCCAATGAGGCGAGGACACGTTGCGGATATTGGTGACGCCGGGATCAGTCTTCTTGCCTTCCAGGAACTTCGGAGGCGTCGGCATGCCCCAGCGGGCCAACACGAGTTCACGGACGCCATCGGCGCCGTCTCGAATGATGGGGGACGGATAATCTGGATAGACGTCGACCGCGTCAGGCCAGTTGACCGTGTCTCGAATGACCGGGCCCAAAAGCCGAAGTTCTTCTTGCGTCATTCGCTGGTTGAACAGATTGCACAC